GTGATGGGGTCTTCTTGCCCCACCGCCTTTTCTCCGCACTCCTCCTACTCATCTCCATATTCACCGACCGCATAGTCTCTTCGTCGGCGGAGAAAGACAACTGCCGCAAGGCTCTCCTAAGTCTGTCATGAAATGCCAGGCTTCTGGGAAGACGACCAAATGCAACAATAACCCGATCGATGTCCCCAGGCGATAACGACTCGTGAAGGTCCCTAATCTTCATACCCTATATTTTCTCGCCCGCGTATTTATAAATCAAAGCCGCACTATTTAATCAAAAATAAAATATGAGAACAAATCAAATTATAAATTGCAGTGATTGCGGATGCCAAATTGTCACCAAGTCTTCCACCCATGCCAGATGCGGCCAGTGCTCAGAGTCTCGAGCGAAAAAACAGCGAAACAATGCCGCCAAAGCGAGATATGCGAGGATTAAAAGCGGTGGCCCACGATATTTAGTGGGCACAAATCAGCAATGCGAATGCGGCGAGAAATTCACAAAGACTTCTCCAACCACCAAGCGATGCCCAAAGTGCCAGACCGCAACACAATTAACTGCGCACACGCAAACAGAAGAGAAAAGGGCCGCGTGGCGTGCTGAGGACTCAGCCACGAAGTATGCCAGCCTAACCACAATCTGCCAGATATGCAATGTGACAGTGCGGCTTGGGAGATACCAAGATTGTAGGAAGTACTGCCGAAAATGCTCTGCTGTAGTTCGGAAATTGAGAAGCTCAATCGCCAGAATTGTGCGATATGAAGCAGTCGATCTCTCCCTCCAGCCACTAATTAATATGTATATGTGCCAAAAAGGCAAGTGTGCAATATCCGGCCTCGACATGCATCCCACTGGCCTGTGCGGCATTAGCATAGATAGGATAAGCTCAAACAGACCACACTCATTAGATAACATTCACTTAACATGCGCGTGGGCTAATTGGGGACGAAATAAATATAGCATCGACGAATTTAAGAAGGTGCTGGGAGAAGCGCTCAAAAAGAACCCCAATTGGTTACCACAATAATGGGGACGAGGGCGAGCGGCTATCTTGCAGCTCCCTCCGCCAGCGAGAAAGTAAAAGCTGAATTGGTTAAACTAGGTTATAAGTTTCTTCAGGTTCCCTGATCGACCGCATACCGCTGGATTTCCCAGTAGTTCTTGGTCCACTGCATAAATCTTTGCTTGATATCACTAGCGGCCACATCCGGCACGACCTCACGAATGGTCGCCACTGCGATGTCATCAATTTCCTTATCCTCAGCCAGATACGCGGAGAACATCTCATCGACAATCTGCGACTGAAACGCGAGCAAATCGGACTGCTCGATCATCGGGGTGACATCCGGGCCAAAATCCGCGACGACCTCGTTGATGGCATTGTCAACCCGATTCTCAAAGGACTCGGAGGTGCGCTGCCCAGTTTTCTCGGCCTTGGCTCTCTCTGGCCTGTTTTGCCAATAGGGGCCACGTATCCGATAGGATTTTCTATGTCGAGCGAGAGGGGCGCGTTGATGTTTCTTGAATCCGCTCTTCTGGGCGCAACGGGCTGCAACTGCGGCAACATATGGCCACTTGTCTTCAACCTTATCCCGCTTGCCTGCCCGGTATTTCTTCATTTCACGGGCATAGGCGTCACGTCCGCGCTGCCAGTATTCTTGCATCTTAGACATGGGGATTTCCCCATGTGGATTGATGCTCTTGGCCCAACTGAAAAAGGCTCTACTAGGCATAGCGTCTCCCTATTCTACAATATATTTGAGTAGATTAGGGGAGATCTGCTTTCCCCTCCATGGAATCACGCAGACTGGTCAGATTCGAGGAAAAGTCAGCCGAGCGGCACCGCAACGCACTAACCTTGGTCGAGTACCGGTCATAGGCTTCCTTGTCACCCGAGGCGGCATAGGCGACTGCCCCCAAGATATCAGAAGACTCCGAAAAGTCATTCAGGACCAGCAGTTTGGTCCCGGCCCGCTCAGCAACTGCGTCCCAGAACAGATTGCTGCCACCGTTCCGCATGCACTGCATACCGAAGACCTTAGCCTTGGCGCAGAGGTCTTGCAGTTCCTCACGCCAGTCGAGGTGCTCGGTGTTCTGCAGATAATCAGGCTCATGCGGGTTGGCATCACCGATCAGCACAAAAGCCCCATTCTTGCCAGACCAGGACATCTGTTTGGCACGCCGGAAGACCAATTCATAACACTCATCGGCATCGCCGCCGCTAGTGCCTGGGGCGTTCTCAATGAAGGCCAAAACCGCATCGTGGTCTGCGGTCAGGTCTAAAACCTTGGTATTATGCCGCCGTATATGATGGGCATGAAAAACGACAGCCTTATCGTCTCTGCGAAAGTCCTTGGCCCAGCCGCCATGAAGGATGGCCAAATAGTTGACGGCCTCGCCCCCTCCGTCAAGGCCTGGTTCCTAGTACAATGTGACATAATGAGTACGAGGTATGCCGGCCCAAATTCCGCACCATACACCGAGACCATCCTCTATGATGGCCAGATCTACCTAAACGTACGCGATGGGGTCTGCATGGGCGGGTTCTGCGTCCCCAGCAAGCTGAGCGCTAAGGTGCTCCGGAAGGCTGTGGCTGGTTATCTCAGTGTTCTGCAAAATGAGAACGCAGCGCCGCCAGCTCCTCCGGCGTAAGCTTGGACTTGGCGGCTTTGACCACTTTCTTGTGTGCCCGATACTTTTCCAGTTCCTCCCGGTACTTCTTCCGGTAGGGCTTCCAAACATTCTCAATAAAGTCCCGCATGGGCACAAACTTCGACCCGCTGCACAATGGGCAGAGGATCCGCCGTGACATGTCTTTCCATCTTTTGTCTGGTTCTCTCATTTCTCATCCTCAATCTTTTTGGCGACGTCTCTAATTCGTGTGGATATTTCTAGCCTATCTTGTGCCGAGACAGGGTACTCATGCCCCAGGTTGGCCATAATAAGGGCCACACCCAGGACGCGTTCTGGTTCGAGGCCATGAGCTATGTTAATCTCCCCCAATAATTTCTCCGATTGCTCACAGAGGTAATAAGCATGCTCGTCGTCAATCACGAAGAGCTCGCACCAACTGGTGCGGACTAGAAACATGGGCTTACAATTAGGTGATTCATAGTTCTCAGTTATTAGCCCATCTGAGTCCACCCCCACCAACACTCCAGACGAGAAGACGCGTTTACGCTGTGACCGCAAAGCGTCTCTGCGCTTCTTCATGTACTCTGCCACGGTAGGGACTACGTTGATGTCTTCTTCGCTCATATGCTTTGAATACAGAAACGGCGGAGTTAGCACACTCCGCCGTTCCGTTGTTATATCGTTTACAAGACGATTAACGTGCTATTTCGACCTGCCAGTGAATCCGTTTAATCCAAGGCCTCAGTCTGAATGCCACCTGCTTTTCCTCTTAGCTACCCCGACGGAAGGTTAAACGGTAAGCGTCGGGGACTGGATTCGAACCAGTGATCGGTGGTGGAGGGTGCCTTGGAACTCGACCTGGCAACCAGCACTATTGTCTGAGTCTGGAGCGATAATCTGAGTCTGAATGCTCTCAACGGGTATTAGCCGCCGCGTCTGCCAGTTCCGCCACCCCGCTATTAGACCCACCCGCAGTTTAGGCATGCAAACCGGAACTTCCGGGATCCAAGATCCACTATCTGCACAAAGGGTGGGTCTAATAGCGGGGGCAGGAATCGAACCTGCACGAGAGCGAAGTTGAGTCTGAATCTTCTGCTCAGCTTACGCTCAAAACTCTACTTGGGCGATCAGTCTCTAATTGCCCAAGATAAAGTCAAAAATCTCCTTTCCGACCGACACGTCAGAGACGGCGATCTGATTAGCAACTTGCTGTGCCGACTTGACCGCCTCCAAAAGCTTCGTCACCTTCTCCAGGAGCTTCTGCCTCTCAGAGGCGGGAACCGCACCAGACATGTGCGTCGTCGACCAATTGCCGACGAATACATCCTTGGTGATAGTTTTGACCTGCGCCGGGTGCTTGTCCGTGGCTTCCGACATCACCAGCGGGACTTCCGTCTTGACCGTCTTGTTCTGCGTCACCGGGTCGGTAACATAGAACCCGCGATTCGAGTCAAACTTCCAATCGAACGTCGGATCCAAGACCGGCATCTTGTCGATGAAAGTCTTGACGTCAGTAAGCTGCTTGTCCAAGAACAACAAGTGCGTCACCGGGACTTTCGCCAGGATCGTCTTCCCATCCACCACAACGTCCGCCTTCGCCTCGCAGTTGGCAGTGTCCTGAGTGGCCACCACATCGAGCAGCGAAGTCCAGACCTTGGCCGCTTCCTTCAGCCCATCCGTGGCGACTTGCTGCACCCGCTTATTCTCAGCGGGAAGCTTCTCGCCGTTCTCCAGGTCCGAGGGGGTGTAGGACCGCGACAGACCCGTGCACAGGGCTTCCTTGGTCACCCGGTGATGGATCTCCGTGATCCTGGCCTGGGTTTCGGACTTCCGACCATTGACGATGGCGATGATTTGGCACAACCTGGCCATGTTTTCTCCTTAAATTGAGACTATTGTTGGTTTCTTTCGCCGATACCTAGTGCGACCGACGGCTGCGGGCAGCAAATCCTACTTAACAGACTCATCCTGATCGTCGGCGTCAGCCTCGCCGCAGATTGTCTTCAAATACGCTTGAATCGCGTCCACCCCAAGATCATTGTCCATCGGCTTAAACTCGCCCACCGTAGTCAACCCATAAATATCAGCCAGCAAAAATGGCCTAGTAGAAGCCCCAGAAAATATCGACCCACAAAACATCTCCGCACCCAACACCGTCCGCGCCACCTCCCCATTATAAATAGCCAGCCGGCCATTGGGTGGCTGAATAATAAACCATGCACTGGGATTATTAGGATCGTCACAAGGGCGGATCATCCCATGGTCGTCAAGACTGACAATGCCCATAATAGATAAATTAGCCTTGACTTTAGGCATTAACGACTCAAATCCTTCTGCAAATCATAATCGATATCGTGGAGCAGCGACTGTGCAATCAATGCAGTCAAATACTCCTCACGATTAAACTCCCCATGAGTCTGACCCCACTTATCAATAGCCTGGCTAATTATAATCCGGTCCACCGCCGATAATTTCGTTTGGCAATCCGGATCAATCCAATAACGATTGCTATCTGTAGCGACAGTTGCCCCAGAGCCGTTCCAATAGATCAATGCCACGATTACAGCGGCTACCCCATGATTAGGTTTCGTAGCATCAACAGGAAACGCCAACTGTCCCCGATAATCCAGCGCCGCCACCCTCACCACATGGGCGCTGATGATGTTTTTGACACTCCCCAGATACGGCTTAGGCGTTCTCTTGAAGGCCGCCGGTTCACACCAAAAAGTGGCTTGCATGATGTCTTGAGCCTTTTCTATAGACCAGGTGCACTTGAGCTTCCTATGCTCACGAGTGCAACAGGTGGCTGACAAATTGACATTGATCTCGCAGCTCATATTAGCCCAGCGTATCTTATAGTGATGAACATCTTAGACATAATCCGTGGCCAACACAAACCACCGGAGGATGCCATCGAAACTGACTACTCACCGGCACTTCTAAAATACTTTCTTATCACCTGCGAATCGCATGAATATGGTGGCCCCACAGAGAAAATGTCCGCCAAGAGCCTCGCCTGCCTAACCAAAGCATTCTGCTCCTCAGACCAACTCCCAGGAGAAGAACAATCCGGATATGAACGGCACGACACCTTCGGCGTAGTCAGCACCCAAATCGGGAAACACAAGCATGTCACGGTACTCGACTGCGATAGTACCGACGCAGTTCTTGCCGCCGCCCACTGGTGCTATCCTCAACATAAAATGCCAGCCAGTCGAGAGCAGCCCAGGCCACTTCTGGCTGATTACCGACCAAGTAGGAACTATCGGCGACATCATCTCAGATATGCTCCAAATCCCAGGAGTCGACAAAGAATTCACACGCATGAACAACGAGCGGAAAAGCATCCACATCCGCGTCACACCCAGACTAAGTGGCGGCAAATCCAAAACCATCATCACACCCAAGTTCAAGGATGACTGCCAGCTGATCCATCCGCTCGCCGTCACCTGGTACAAAACCTTCAAAGCCCACTTCGAGTCCGACTCCTACAAGATGATGTATAAATCCATCCTACTCCGCCACCACATCAAACATGGGACCGTCAGTACAATCGCCTCTGACCCTTCTTTCGAGGTATAAAATGTTAACCGATAACGACATCGCCAAACACGAAACCATCCTTCGGAAAATCGCAGAAGCACGCTACGACCCCATCGCCCACATGACCCCCGACGTGGGCCTGGTAAAACATGAGCAAAGCTTCATCCGGACCTATAACCGAGTGCATCCCCTACACATTAAGAAAATCTGGTACCGCCCACCCTACCAGAATTGCCGTAGCCCAGGAGCAGGAGCCATCGATTGCCTCATCGCCGACTTCAGCGATGGCTTCAATCTCATCGACGTCACCCAAATTGGCGCGGTCAATCCTAAATGGAAAATGGCTGACTTCGATAAGCTCGACCATTACAAGTATGGGGGCATCATCGTGGAACCATCTACACTCTACTACGCCCTAGGCCTAATTGAAGACGCCAAGATCACCGACTTCTTATTTTATTATTCCGATAAGCTTCTAAAAGAGGCACGCTTCATCGAAGCTACTACTGTACGCCACTTACTCTGCGAGCGAATCGCCCAGCGCGTATGCGGTAAGATCAGCGTCCCCTCCATCCATTGGACTAAGAGCTGGTAACTGAATCACAGAATTTGCGCACCGCCGCCACCGCAATCTCCCTCGCACTCCCAGGAATGACACTCCGAGGCCCCCATTCGCCCACCGTTTCGGAAATATTATTCCACCAATACCTAAAACTAGGCTTGATGCGCGGGTCAGGATCACACACCATAAAAATTAAAATCGGCGACTCACGAGCACGATCCCCCAAATAAATGTCCGCCTTGACAATATCAATCAGGTGCTGCCCCTCCTTCAGCCTTTTATTGACCTCGTGTACCAGCCCCTTAGCTGTATGGTACGACAGATCGGCAATGTTAACCGCAAAGATTCTGCCATGAGCCTCAATCAGCATAACCAACCGTGCCGCCGCACCGCGCTCCTAGCAACTTCTGTTCACGAAGTCACGCACCGCTCTTTGGGCCACCGCCAACGCCGCTTGCGTTACCCGAAATTTACTACCCACATACAGCTGATTCCCATGATAGTTTGTCATCCAGAATTTCCCCCTTCCATTGTATGCCACATTAATCCGGCAATCGTATTGCGCTATCGACTGTGCCGATTGCCACCTAGCATTGATGTAAAATCGCAAAGATGTAGGGGTGGACATCGGCTGCACCCCCACCAGTTGCGCAGCCATCAAAGTCGGGTATACGCGGCGGATTGTGGGCATGACCAGCTTCTGCCACTTGACGAAAGAAGCCTGCATGAGCGAGGGGCCATAAGTCGGCTCCGGCCCCAAGACAGGCGGCATCCCCCACTGCACCTCCAATGTAAATATTATCCGATCATTCCCAGGATCAGCATAAGCCCCCGAATGTGGAACAATCAGTCCATTTTTCTCGACAGCCGCCAAGCCGCCACAGAAAACGCTGCGGAAAGAACGACACGCTGTGGGTTGCGATCTTGACATAGGTATATAATACATGACGTTCGACCCATACAACCAGTGGTTCATCGGCGGAAACATGAACAATCGCATCGCCTGCGGGTGGAAAGGCTTCTACCTAGAATGGTGCGACGGGAAAACCCTCTGCGTCTATGACGTCTTTGGGATTAAGTATAAAATGCCCCTCACCGACTTCAAACTAACCTGCATCGAAACCCGATCCATCATCTTCCCCTGGACTATCGACAAAGGCTACCTTAAAATCACCCACCCCAATGGCTCCCTGAGCATCTGCCCCTGGGAAATCTATGAAGCCAGAGCTGGCCTCAAATCCATCCGCCTCCCCCTCGACAACTTTGAATTTATGATTACTATGCCGCTCTAGATTCACCCAATAGCTCAATCAACTTATCCCGCAATAGTGCCGGAGAGAACAAATAGGGCCGCACCCCCAAGCATGTGAACTTCTCGTAGAGCGACAGCATTTTCGCCACCAACTCCGAACAAAACCACGCCCTGGCCGATGGCTTGGTGCACGGGAAAACAAACCGCAACACCCCATTAATATCGTAGGGGCACCCAATCTCCGGCCCCTTATCCACAAATTCTCCCTGCCCCAACAACCAATCCAAAACCTTCTGGTATGGAAAATCATCCGGAAGCGGATGAATTTCATATAGCGACTCGTCGTAGATAATGGGAGCCCCAGATGGCCCAATATTAGTAAATACCACCCCACCCTTAAGCACAGCCGTGGCTCGCATAATTACACCATCATCCCGCTGAAACCACAGATCAACATGCCCAAGATTACTCTTCGTGACCCACCCCACCACCACTTCAAGCCAATAGCCTTCTTTACGGTCAGCATACGGGAACGCAACGTACATCTTCATAGGGGCCTCCGATTGTATATTTAATCGGCGAGCCCATCTATTATCGCAGCCGTCCCGCGAACCGCTTCGTCCAAATTTATTATCGGGCCATACTGACTCCCCCAATGCCTCTTTCTATTCCTCAGATCAAATTTCTCCAACTCACTAGGCATCATCCACTGGATAGTATGTAAATAATCCTGCCCCGCCATCTCTACCCCCACCGCTAAGTATAAAATTGCCTTCGAACCTGGTTTAGTGCTACACCACAATTTAACCCCAACATCATAGATGTAGGTAACACCAAGTTCGTAGACGCGTGCCGGTGACTTCCACCGACCCAAGTCAAGCATTTTAGAACTTTTCATGGTAGAGACTCACCGCGTCCCGCACCAGTACCGGATTGGGGCAACACTCGCATTTGGCACTCTCACCAATAGCCATCCTGACAGAGAAATCATAACTCAAATTCAACCCGTGCATAGAATTTAGATCCTCAATCAGCCCCGTGGCAAGATTTCCTATGGGAAGCCACAACTCCCCATCAAATAAGAATCGAACCGCATTTGGAATATATGAATGAGGATCAAGCTCCAAAGCAAAGCACATCATGAAGATGGGTATATTGTGCGGATTGGTTATGTCCTCGGTGAATTCCCCCTCGGGCGTTCGGGCAATCATCTTTTCCACAAAAATGGCGTGCCTAGAATAAGGCTCCACAAATGGAAGAAAATCAATGCGCAGATCTGGTGCGGCGCGCTCGTCCATGCGACTCAAATACTCGGAGCGGTATTTGACCAACGAGGTGCCCGATGTATACACGCTACGCCGAACTCTCCGAAAAGAACTACATCTACGATGGCATCATCGCCATCTGCAACTCCGAAATGCATGAACACGAACCCTTCCACCTCCTCATGCCCAAAATCGAGAAAGCAATCAAAAACAAGGAAATCATCGTCGCCGACTCAGTATCATCCAACGCCACCGGCATCATCGGCTTCGTCTGGGGAACTATCGGCTCAAAAATCCCCCACGGCATCGATTATGGATATGAGAACAAATACTGCTGGATCAACTGGACCTACGTCAGCCCCCACCACCGCCACAGAGGAGTCGCCACCACCCTCTACCGCCGCCTCGAACGCGACTGCGCCAGAGCAGGAATACATACCATGTACATCGACTCGTTCCGCATAAACAAAGAATCAACTAAATTCCACCGCCACTTCGGATATAAAACCAAACTCACCATCTTCACTAAGAAAATATAACTCAATCCCACGTGCGATGCTTCTCCGCGATGTGCTCCTGTCCATCATACTCCTCAATCGTATATTCCACATCGTCTGGAATCTCCACAATCTTCAATTTCGCATGGTCCCCATTAGCCTTCTCCTTCAACGCCTTCACACACTCCACCAGTAACGGTTCAGACCGGCAACCCAGATTATTCGTCAGCACCAGCTTCTCGTCCGGAGAAAAGACTACCGGCGCAAAACCACCACGCTTCCCCGTCTTGCGGTACTTCCTCCACTTCCGCAACTTAGCCGTCAGCTCCCCAGACTCATTATAATAATCTTTCGCGAGAGTCGCGTTCGCCCTAAACCCATGCTTATACAACCATAGCAACGCCGCTGGCGACAAGCTAAACCCACCGAAACACTTATTAATCACAACCCTCATCACTGACTCCACTCGATCACAAAACGATGCTTCCCGCGATGCCCAAGGGGCAACGAACAAAACACATAACTATGCCCATCGGCCTCTGCCCCACACGCACACTGAAGCTTCACCACCTTCACCTTCGAGGCCTCCCAATCAGTACTCAAGCTAACCCCATGCTGCTTCGAACAATAACACTTCCGCGCATGCTTAGCCCCCGCCGCCATCGCCGCCTTGGGATCATCATAAACCGCCCGACTCCGAGCTCTACAATTCTCAGCATCAGGATGAAAGGCTCCCCCGGTCCCGGCGCTACACGCCCAATAATACTTCCTCTTACTGCCCTTAACCACAGTTCATCCTCCGCACAGTCCGCCGAAACCGCCATTTCGATAGCCACCTGCTCCACGGCAACGCCACAAATACCATCGAACCATCCTCGCACGGCCTCCCGCTCCACACACGCCACCACCCCTTCTTCCATCCAAAATTCCGCACCACCAACCGACAACCAGTACAAGTATGCAACTTAAAACCTAACATCCCAACTCCTCAACCATCCCATGCACAGTATCTACCCACTTCTTCCTCACCTCATACCAAGGCACCCGACTACCTAAACTCAAATGTAGACCACTAAATACCATAAGCTGCCGATGATAAATCTTACACCTATCCTGATCACTCCGCGTCAACCACCACTTGCCATCACTAAACACATACCAATGCCAATACTCATTCCGCACCGCCACCGCCGGCCTAATCCCAGAATCCGGAGCCTGCGGCACCTCCACCAACCACCCATTCTCATCCACCCCACACATCGTCGCCGTATACTCAGCGCGAAGCCCTATCGAATATTGGATTTAACCACTTATAAATAAATACCCGCAAAGCCACCCAACCACCCACCAACGCAGCAGAAAATAACCCACCCACCAACGCAGCAGAAAATAACAATATTTCAATATTTCTTAACAACGCGGTCTCTCCACCCACGTCCTGATCGCCTTCGCCAACTCCCCCGGATTGGGGCACAATATGGGCCGACCTCCACGGCCCCGCCCATAATCTAACAACGCCACCAACAACAACTCCAGCGACGCATTAACCCCCTGACCCTGTAAATCACACAACGCATCATAACAAAACTCCCCCACCGGACACCACACCCCCTCACCCACCAACGCCGCCCGATGCACCATACGAAACGACACATTATTAGGCCCACCCTCATGCACCACCAGAAAAACCGGAACACGCGTCCCAGGATTGCACCAATCCACCAACTCTAAATTACCATCCACCCCCAAACCCAGCTCCCGCACCACAACCACCGGACCCTCCGAGAACGGAGGACCCATCGGCCTGAAAACCGGCTTAGCAAAATCGCGCGGCTCATCCATAACAACTCTTGTCACACCGCCCCGCCGCCAGAAAAGCCCTCAAATACCAAGAAGGCCCGACCGAAGCCGAGCCTCCCAGGACCAAGTGGCCTTGACAATCTCCAAAATCACCCCTCAATCACACCCTTATCCTTACCCACCCCCTCCAACGGAGCCGCCATATCACTCACGCTCCCCGCCGGCTCCCCCCGATCCTGCACTTGCGTCAACGTCTTGCGCATCAACCCCCTCGTATCCGTATCATCCAACTTCGTCTCCATCCGCAGCAACTCCCGCATCAACACCGACAACGGTGTGGACCCCTCCAACCCAAAATCCTCCATCACCTTATGAATTTGATCCGAAGTGGGGTACGGAACCTCAGGGGCCACAGGAGCAGCGGGCTTCACCCACCGACTACTCATCTGTTGAACCTCTTCCGGAGCGGGCGGCCACCCCTCCCCAGTGTATGCATCCTCCAACAAATCCGCAATGCCCTGAATCTCTTCACGCGAAGCAGCCATAGCATAACTCCAAATAGGAACTACACTATATTTGCACACATACTTCAAACTCATTTGGTCGCAAACACCAAAATCGGTTCAAACGTCTTTTCCCGCCCCATAAAGCTCGCCGTCTTCATCTCAATACGATCAACAAGTCTGCGACCGCACTTAGCCGCCACCCCCAAACACATTTCCTCCTGTCTCTTCGGCAAATTTAAAGCCACCATTCCCCTAAACTTACTCAAAATATTCTCAACGATCGGCTTCGTCAACGTCTTAGAACTATCAATCCCAAAATAATGCTCAGTATCATCATAGGGTGGAGAAGTCAACAACAAATCGCCATCAGGAAAATCGCACACAGTAGCATCAGCAACACTAAACTGCGGTTCACTCAAAAACCGAGCACCAACAAATTTCCTAAGATTAACATGAGAATCAATCACATTCTGATTGAGATCGGACCCCAGATATTGATATTTAGCGTCAATAGTCCCAAGCAATCTCCCACCCCAACCCATACAAGGATCAACAATCACACCGCCAGATGGAAGATACTTATCATAAACGCCGCGAGCAACCCACGGTTTAAAGATGGAGACTGCCGCAAAGTCCTTATAAAACTTAATGATTGAGCTAATAAATCCATATATGGCGACTTCAGATTTAATCGCCCACGCCCTCTCAATGGCGTTTCTTAGAATTGATGTATTGCCGCATTCCCACGCCGCAGTAACTGGCAGATACCCTTTGTGGGTAGATCTCCAATAATGCTGGCTAAAATGCTTAATCAGGCTAACCGCGCTATCATTCTGGAAATTGGCATTAAATTGCGCACCACCTGGCGATTTATATCCATCCAACCCACCACGCAATATGTGGCTCGGATATTGAGGTGGCATAAACCCATAATTAAGAAGCCAATCGGCACAACTGCCTGGAGTATTCCAGATTAATTTCCAGTTGCAACAATAATATCGATCAGCATCCTGAATCACAATTTTATAATAATCACCAAACTTGCCGAGATCGGCGGAGTTTGCTGCTGCCACCAGCATATCGCGCACCACTACACGCCGATTCGGCCCTGGCTCATGAGCAATTGAGATACCATCTGGCTCAATATAATACTCATAATTACAGTATTTAACTTTAATGCCAGATTTAACCGACTTGCCAGTACTGGGAATAACAAAAGCCTTGACCGGAGCATCCACACTCCGCTGTGGACTCCTATGCAGTGCTTTTATTCCATACCTAGCCGCCACTGCACAGACAGTATTCGCCCGCACCCCAACCATGGAAGCTATCTTCCTAAATGAATATTTATTGGCTAACTCAGCAAACTGCTCGCGATCATTTAGTATGCTTGGCCTCTTAGCATCATCCATGGATCTGAATTTCATTTCTGGTTTATACTTAAGCAGTTGCCGCTTAATCCTGGCCACTGGCGCGCAATATGCCTTATGAAGAGCATCTAGACTGGCCCCGGCCACATAGGCACCATAAACCTTGGCGATCGGCAACAATTTTTCGATTGATTTGTGCCGCCCGGCTATGCCATGTTTTTTACAAATTACCGATACAACACCCGGCGCAGTCCCCAATTGTGCCGCAACGGATGACATCGATATGCCATCTACCTCAACCATCTGCCTAATCATATTTATATCATACTTGCCCATGATTCGCCTTTATATCATTAATCCATTTTATAACACTTAAATCATCAAACGTTGATCTAGCCCTATTAATGGCTTTCAAAACCAATCTAATATTAGTAACTAGGTATCCGATTTTATTATCAATTCGATCAATAGATAAGCTAAGACATGGGTGGGCATAGCATGCCATTTTAACCCCAGCGAGGGCGCATTCGCCATTCTGAGATCTATATAATTCCACTACCTTATCAGTATTAATATCATTTTCGGCGAACTTGGCCTGGGCGTTTCGGACACAAGTTGAGATATAATCCCTACTAAACTTCTCTGGTTTAAATAAACTTGGATCTTTAATACATTCTACAAAATATATCACATCCGCATTGGTGTGTCGATTCTTAGCTAGGTTAATGCCCCTACACACTAACTGGGTATTAAGTTTAGTGTGCCCAATAGAATTGTCAATGCGATCGATCGATAGAGACCAAAGTGAAAAATCGTGCGTGAGAGTTAGACCAGAAATCGCACACTTTTCATTGGTACTATATAACTTATTGATAAATCCCAGGTCTAAATCGCAGCCCCTACCCTTGGATTTATCCTCCAGAATCGCCTGCCAAGCATGCCTGGTAATCCATGATCTCCACGTTCTTGTGTAATATAAGTGATTGTGTTTGGACTGCTCAATAGACCTGCCAGCCCTACACTTCTTGACATATTCTCTGTTGCGATGCAACCTCTCATCGTTTGTCATAATACCTTTAATACATCGCGTCATTATAGTATTATGTGCATATATAAAAAAGAACCCCGGTTTCTTAGGCCGGGGTTCTTTACTAAACTATTACAGATTCGATACGGTGATGGTGGCATAGTAAAGTCCACCATCTTCTATCAACTTCTTACCATACCGCGTCATGATGCCCTTGCTCGGCGTATAGGAGTTTGGATCCAATACGGTCGGGGTCGAGAGGAGGGGGATGTACGGAGCATAGAAGTATCCAGCATCCAGGACCGAATTGCCCTTATAACCCAAGAGGATCTTGCAGTTGGGGAACAGCGGGTCCTTGAAGAGCTGGAGTTTGCCCTGGATGGTGCCGGCGTTCATGATGCCGATATCCATGCCTTCGTCGACCATGGCGTCGGAGCCACGGAAGTCGTTGAGCTGCTCGAACTTGGAGCTGATGTCCGCGGAGGTGACCATCCAGTTGGCGGGGCCACGGAGGGTGGTCCGGTGGATGATGTTGGCAACTTCGAGGACTTTGTAGAGCAGAGCGATGTTGCGGTCGGTGAAGTTGACGGAGGCTCCGGCGGCGGTGGCGAAGTTGTGGGAGGCCCGAATTGCCGCACTGATAATCAGGTCGTTGATGATTTCACGGTCGATTTCGGCGACCATTTCATCAGCCATCAAATCGGTGAGGGTGGATTCGGCGTCGATGTTGTGTACGGCCTTGAGGTCTTGGGCGGCTTCCAGCGACCAGGCGGTCTTGAGCTTGCGGGTAACGGCGGCGACGGAGTCGCTGTCGATGCTCAGGGTGAGTTCGGGCTGGAAGGGGTTGGCTTCGAGGTCGTATTCGTAGTTGACGCGGGCGAATGCGCCGACTGGGAAGGTTCCAGCATCGAATTTGACTTTGAGTTCGCCGGTGGTGTTGCTGAAGCTGGAGTAGGAGGTATCAACGGTGATACCGGAGGTGACATCGCAGCCTTCGCCGAGGACTACGACATCGACTGCGCCGTCGGAGTCGAAGGTGACTTGGACGCAGGGGACCATGTTTTCGCAGGTGGCGCTCTTCTGGGCGAGGTCGTAGACGTTGAGGACTACGGTGCCGGCGAGTACTGGGCGGTGTTGGAGGATGTGATCGACTTTGTTGGCGGCGAAGGTGGTGACGTCTTCGTCACGGACTTGCTGCGAGGAGTAGTAGGGGTCGAGTGCCCAGCCGTTTTGCTTGGCGAAGGTTTGGCTGGTGTTTTGACGCATGATCTGGGTTCCGGCGACCGTCTGGCCCTTGGTGAGGGCGTAGCGGTAGCGGATGTAGAAGATCAGGCTGGCGGGCTGGCTCATTGGCTGGACGCCGACGAGGTTGTCGGAGATCAGGCGAGCGTAGCTCTTGCGGATGAGGGGGAGGGCGAACCGGGTGAAGTCGGCGACGTTGCCGGTGGTGGTGACGTCTTCGAACAGCACGGTGCGGTTTTTGGGGTCCCAGGCCTTGTGCTGGTTTTCAAGCAGGGTGGCCATGAGGCCGAGTTTGCCCTTCTTGATTTCGCGGCACTTCTGGAGGACTGGGCTCCAGCGGGCGACGTCCTGGTTTTTCTTGGATTCGGCCAGGACTGCGGCTTTGTGGGAGTCGCGGGTTTCAGTGATTGTGGTTTTGACGTGTTCTGCCATGGGTATTTCTCCTTATCCTGGCAAATCCCATTTCTTAATTATAGGTTTGCCTGGAAGTTGTCTTTTTTCAGTTACTCTTCGAGCGATGCGGCGATGGCATCGGGGCTGAAGCTGTCGGCGATGACTGGGGCTTCCTTCTTGGGTTCCACTTTGGTGGCAACTTGGGAGTGGTCGCTCAGTCTGGTCGTCGCGGGTTCAGCTGACGGTTTGCGCCCTTCGGTGAGGGATTTGGCAGGTTCCTCTTTCTTGGCTTCGGGTTTGCCTTCGGTTTTCCCTTCGGCGACTGGTTTGGCTGGTTCCACCTTGGTTTCGTTGATGGGTTTGCCGGCTTTGACCAGGGCTTCTTGGAGTTCCTTGGCTAGGACCTTGTTCCGTTCGAGAGTTTTCCCGGCGATGCTGTGGGCGCGGATGGCCTTTTCGGCGAGCATCTTGGAGTTTTCCTGCTCAGCGTGGAGTTGCTCGGTGAGTTGCTGTACTTGCCCTTGGGCGGCCTTGACTTCCGCAGTATCGCCTTTGCCATTCACTTCCACTCCCTCGAGCAGAGCTGCGATGGATTGGAGTTTGGCTTCGGCAGCGGCGTCCTTTATGGCCACTTGCTTGGCAATCTGTTGCTCGATCTTCTCGGAACGGGTTTCGAAGAAAATCTGCACTTTGCGGGCAAGGTCACGCTTGTAACTTTCGACCTCTTCGAGGCAGAGGGCTTTCGCCTTTTCCAGGCGTTTCTGGTATTCTTCTTTGATTTCGGTGGCGGATTTGTTCTTCCACTCTTCGAGGGTCTTGACGATGGTAGTCGCGAGTTCTTTGGATCCACCGAGTTGTTCGAGTAGGGCTTTGATCTTTTCCATGAGCTTCTCCTCTGTGTCCTTTTAAACTACAGACTCTTGGCCCTACTTACTCAGGTTGTGGGCGAACGTCTTTGGTGGCCAGGCCGGACTTGGTGAATCCAGCAACGGAGGTGGTTTTCAGGCCGCCGCTGTTGCCTTTGGGCATGAGAGCTGGGCCTTTGCCCTTGGTGCCGCAGCACACGCTCTTGCCGCCCAGGTTGGCCATCTTGTGTTCGCCACCGGCGAAATGTCCACCGCTGGTGACACCACCGGAGGTGCCGGCCATGGGGCGGACATTGGCTTTGGCGAGGCTCTTGCCGCCGCCGCCGCCGCCGATTGCTTTCATGCCGATTCCCGCCCCGCCGCTCTTGGTTCCCGAGAATCCAGTGAGAGTTTTGCCGGCCATGTTTTGCTCCTCTGTAGATAACGGATGCTAGATGTCATCCTGTTTCCTAAAATTTACATTTGCTCGGAGGATGCATGAGTAAAATAATGGCCATTGTAGAATCCATGATTGCCCATAAAGCCCATGTCGTAAAATGGCACCGCAACCTCCAGAATTGCATCCTCTTAACTCAGTGCCGAGTCTGCGGCAAGGATTCCAAAGTCTCTATTGACGCTATCTACCGTCAATACCAGAGGGGCAGCAAACTTTATAAGTGTAAGTCCTGCTCGAGCTCAATGGGATGGAGTGCATTATCACGCAAGGCCGCCGGCTCCCGCGCACGAAAGAACTGGAAAGATCCTAATTATGCTGGGAAAATCGTGGGGAAGGCAATGGCCAGGAGCATTAAGAAGAAAGCTCGCAGTGGGTTGGATTTATTATAGCTCAAAGATAAGGTATGAAGCTCAAGACTTTATTCGAGGAAGTTCAGCCAGACATCCAGGCTTTTGCAGATTTGTTCGGGCTAACGGTCACGCCAGCGGGGCGTGATACCTATTCCGATGCTCCTGCTTTTTATTTGAGTGAAGGGCCGCTGGCACGCGCTGGTGAGGGGTTCGCAACTCCTACTTATTATGTATTTCTTCCTGCTGCGTCCAGGAATTTATTCATCCAGGGTGCTTTTAATGGGACGCAGGATGCACAGGGCTTTCCGACGCGGTGGCCTTTGACGCGGTTTGCCGAGGCGGGGATGTTGTCGGGTGGGGATACCATTAAGCTCTAAATAAGCCGATGCCCCCGAGCTGTGAGAACGGGGGCATGGCGAGAGAGAGGGGGACAAGTGGGCTGTGTTATAGTCCGAGTTTCTGGCGTAATTCCCGCATCAGGGCTGCTCTGGTGTTCATCTGGGAGAGGTTGGCTCGCGTGATGATGCCACGGCGTGGTTTGCCTTGGCGGCTTTCCATTACGGAGAGGGTGGCTTCCAGTACGGATGGTTCACCAACTACGTCCCAGGTGACGAAGCGGTAGCCGGGCTGGACGATGTAGCGTTCGTTCTCGGAGCCTTCGTTGACTACTTCCATGTCGCCGACGCCGCGCGAGGAGATGCCGAGCTTGACCCCAGCGCGGAGGAGTGCGGCGAGGTTTTTACCTTGGTCGGTGCCTTCGATGACTTCGGCTTCGCCGTAGACGTATTTGCCTTCGGTCCAGACTTTGGTGATGAGGTGGCTGACTCTTTCGAGGTGGATTTTGGCATCGGGCGGGTGGTCGAATTCGCCCATGACGACGCGGCGGGTGAGGTCGGGTTGGAGGGCTCCTACGGCTTCGCGGATGATTGGTCCGGTGTAGAGGCGGTGATTTTGGTTTTCTTCGTCCATCTTTTGGAAGATGCCGGTGATGCGGAGGATTTGTTTGGCTGCCGCTCCGGCGGCTTCGGAGAGAACGGACTTGACTTCTTTGACGTCGAAGGCGTAGGTTTCCTGGAGGAATTTCTTGCCGACGGGGATGATGCCGGTTTGGGCGATGAGGCCGCGATTGAATTCTTGCACGATCCCGGATTGTCTGGTGATCATAGTCTCTCCATGTTTTGCCAATTTATTTTTGCCGGGATGGGATTATATATACGGCGAGGGCGTGCTGTTACACACGCCCTCGGTCTTCATCGGGTCATTTGGTCTCGACTGGCTTTGGCTCTTCTTTCTTTGGCTCTTCTGGCTTCTGTGCTGCTACTGGCTCTTTTGGCTCTTCTTTCGCTGCTGGCTCTTCTTTCTTTCCTGACTTCTTTGCTGCCATTTCTGCTTGCTTCGCTTTCCACCAATCACTGCCTTCTTGCACACCTTCCGGCTTGCCAGCTTCATCAACCGTAGCTTCACGGCCTTGCGGCTCAGCAGGTTGTTCCGCTGGCTTACCAGTCAGATTGCTTTCCGTAACGCGGAGCGACTCGATATTGGAATCGAGCCATTCCACAAATTCATCGATCGACGCTTCCTTATCCGAGGCTTCGCTCAGGAACAAAGCACCGCCGACCATCTCAGCAGGAACGGGGACCTCAATAGCCCCATTTTCGCTGAGGAGCACAAGGGGAGCCTGGCTATTATCCAGAACGAACTTGACGCCCTTGTACTCACCAAGGACGGCCTTCTCTTCGCGTTCCAGCCACTTGAGTTTCCCCTCATCAAGCTTATTGATGGAGGAACGCTTGAAGCCTTGCCGGCCTAGGCGACCCCGGAAGCGTTGCCACTTATACTGGCCCTCAGAAATAACCGTGCCGGTATCCTGAACGCTCTCGGGTGCACCCTGGGCTTGCTGGTACTGAGCGAGCAGTTGGCCACTGAGATCGGTCACCATCTGCTGCTGGGCCTTAGGATCGGTCACGCCCTGGAGTTGTTGAGCCATACGCTGATTCTTGCGGATGTAGGCTTCAGCAGCCGCCTGTGCCGCCAAGGGGTCCTTAGCAGCATTGGGGTTGGTGGCGATTTCCTTCTTGAATTCTTCAACATCTTGGGTGCCGACAGCATCCTCGACGAGCGTGTGGTAGTCCCTATTCAGGTCGGATTCTACCATGCCCTTCGGGAGGCGATAGGGGTCATCCGGGTTTTCTTCATCCACGACTTCCGGCTCAACCTTGTTTTCAGCGACAGGCTCGGCTTCCGGCTGGATGATTTCGGCCTTGACGCCTTCAAACTTGGCGAACTCTTTCAGGAGATCTGATTCGAGGGACTCAGAGATGGCCGGACCGGCTGGCTCTTTGGACGCTAGGAGATTGCCTCCACCGCCAGCGCCCGCACCGCCCTTAGGTGCGCCACCGCCCAATCCGCCTTCTTCCTTCTTCTCGCCGCCTTCGCCGCCACCACCGCCCAGATCGCCAAGGTCGCCAAGGCTATCTAGGTCGAATCCACCCTCTCCTTCACCGCCCTCGCCACCGGGGGCTGGGGCGGGAGCTGCGGGAGGAGCAGCGGCGGCTGCGATGGCCTTGGGATCGATACCCACCGTTACCACAATAGGCTTATCGGTAGCACCTGCACCGCTGGTAACTCCAGCTGGTTCTGCTGCTTTGGCTTCGCTACCGGCTGCGGCACCAACTTCAGCGGGGCCGCTTTCCCCGGCTTGGGAGCCTGGCATTGCGTCAAAATCGTTGAGACCGCCCGCTTCCATGAGCTTCAAGCTACGGCCTGCCGCTTCGAGGGCTTCCATGGCCGCGTGAATAGAGGCGGTATCGCCCCTGGTCTCAATATTGTTAATCAATTCGTCGATCTTCTGGACAGTCTGCCCGCCAGCTTCGCCACCATTCTTGATCTTGTCCGCGAGCATCCGTAGTCCAGCGGCAGCGGCGTTTCGGTCAGTCTCGGTGACTTCCAAGATGGTGGGGAGGAATTGCTCATAGGCCTGCTCAAAGTTCTCGGCTTTCGCGAGCAAGTCCACATTCTCGAGCATAATGGGGTGCTCGGTCTTTTCGGCGGTCTTGCGCCAGGCGTCGATCAATTCTTCCCGGTTGACCTTGAGGTTGGTCTTCCGCATCAGGGTGGCCGTATCCCGCACGAGGTCTTCGTTGAAGCAGGCTTTGGTAGCCAACGTTTCGCCAATCAGTTTTTCCCATTGCGGGCCGTTGAGCAGGCAGAATTCCTGGTGCTCCTTCAGGAATTGCGAACTGAACCCCACTGCGTCAGTCAACTTATCCTGAGAAACCAGGCCGGCCACGCTCTCGATCATGGTCTGGAAATTGGGGCTGCGGTAGGCGCTGAGAGCAGCTTCCTGCATGTTGTGGGCGACGAGCTTACGCGTAGTTAGCTCGGTAATCCCCAGGTCGAAGGATTTGTCTTTGGAGAAGGTGCCTTCGACGCCACCAGATTCACCAATGGTGATCTTATCGGCTAGGAGCTCCACAATCTCTTCGGCAAGTGAGCGGCCCAAGCTCTTATTTTCGTGGACGGTGACTTGGCGGATGACGCCATCTTTGGTTTTGACGACGCCACTGGAGGGTACGGCGGTGGAACGGAAGCGGCTGGCCGCAACGCGGTTATAGGCCGCATCGATATCCTTGGCACTGCTCTTCTCGATGGATTCCACGAGAGCGAAACAGGCCTGCTCAAACATCTCAGGCTTGGTGTCTTCATGGAGTTCGAGTTTCACAATGTTGTTGATCTTGACCCTGCCACCCTTCTCGCGTACATGGTCGGCGATCAGGAATTCATTGGCAGTAGTATCTTCGATGATGAGCTTGGTAGATTGGAGTGCAGTGAGCTTCCAGGCTGCTCCCTGCTGTTCTCCCAGTCTCCGCACCGCATCCTCAAAGAAAGCGATTTGGGCTTGGGCTGACCCGTTGATCGCGGACAAGAACTTACGGGTATCCATAGTCACCTTCGCGGGGACGGACGCCGAAGTTTCCTGATTGCGCTGTTGGGACATTGCCATACTCCGATACAATGGACCTTGGATTCTGAATTATTTTTGAATAACTATTGGTCTTTCTGGACCAATATATTATAAATCTCTGTGGCAGCTTTCTTCCGCACTTCCTTAGAGATGCTGTGCTCAATGATGAGCTTCTGCTCAGCACCCTTACGAAGGCCATCAACTTCATGGAAACTAAGCACATGCTGGTATGCCGAGTTGGTCACGCCATTACGTTTTTCGTCAAGTTTCTCGATGAATTCCCGAATCATCTTGCCGCGGCGCATCTTCCTCTGCTCCGAAATCAGCCGTTTGTAGTCGTGGTCTAGTCTTTCGCCTAGGCCACCTAGTCCACCAGCTCCGGCACCCGCGCCTGCGCCTCCGGCACCTGCTCCAGCTCCAGCTCCGGCTCCAGCTCCTAGGCCAGCCCCAGCACCACCAGCTGGCGGTTTGCCGAGACCCTTATCCATCCCGCCCTCTTTCTTATCCTTATCCCCAGCAATCTTCGGCAACTTATCAGCACCACCAGGAGGCGGCTTGGGTGCTCCACCCAATCCCCCGCCGCCACCGCCCAGCCCACCCTCTTCATCCTGTAGATCACCAGCTTCCGACATAATTGCAGATAGCTCATCGATCTCATCTGGGCTAAGATCCGAAAACCGCGTGACAATCCATTCCTTTGGGAACCATCCCAGTTCCTTCAGGTCACTCATCACTGCAGTACGGCTCTGCCAGGTTTCCATACGGTATAGCTCATCGATAGCGCTGGAAGCACTCATCCCGATCTCAAACCCTTTGAGATCTTCAATGGTGAATCCCTTCATGGCCAGATGGCAGATAGCAACTTTGGTGAGGCCCATTGCGACTTCGCGCTGAACCCATTGTACTGATTTGGCGAATTCGGCATCCGTGGAGGAAAGGGACTTGCCCTGCTCTTCACCCGCGCCCTCACCAATGCCCACTCGCTTAAAGGGGATCTTGGTTGGTGCAACCATCTTCTTTTTGAAGTATTCGATGTCCTTGATTTGGTCAAGGTTCTCGGCCCCCTCGAGAGTGTCGATGCTCGGGGCAGTCCCATCGGGACGAACCGGCAGGAAGAAATCATCTTCCTGGATGAGTGGGGAGAACCGCTCGTTGAACTGGCCAGTGCGGGGATCGTAGAATTTCTGCTGTTTGAACATCCGGGCCACGGCCTGCATGAATTCTGGGATGTCTTTGGCAGCGATATTGCCCACTGGGATCTTGAAGATTCTTTTCTCAGGAGCCCTAGTGATACGGTAGATGAGGGCCGCATCTTCCATGAGCCGGAGTTGTTTGAAGGCTTTGCGTCCACCTTCCATAATCGCCCGACCATATGGGTGATAGATGTTGGCGTAGTCGGTCAGGCGGAGGTGCATGACCTGCCATGGGTGCATAAATTGGGGTTCTTCCATTACTTCATCTTGGTGGAAGAATCCTACTAGGTCACCGTGCTTGGTTTCAATGCGGGTGAAGTTGTACACGTTAACGAAACGAAGGGATGCCACTCCATCGCGATCACGCGTGGGGACGATCTCATATGGGGCGTCGCCATATTTGCACAGGTACCTGACCATGGGGCGGACGTAATTGTCGATGAGAAGCTGGCTAAAGAACAACTCTTCGAGGGCGTGCTTGACGGCGTGGGTTTTGGCCTTGATTACGATGGTGTGCTTGCGTTCGGGATCTACTAAACTGGCTTCGTCACTATTGTGGACAATAATCCATGACGACTCAGTACCGGCTGCAAAGCAATTATATCCATCAACTTCGATATCATATACCTCAGTAGCGGATTCGCAGGGCGTAACCGAGATAACTTTGTGATTACCAACAGCGGCCATTCTAAAATCAACTAGATTAGTATTATGCCTTTCAAACAGCCTAAGAATAACTCGCTGAGCACATCCCAGATTGTGTGCTATTTTGCGCACGCTACCCAGATCGCCACCATTATTAATGTAATTTAATAAATCATCCCAGGTAACCACTGAATATTCGGCTGTCCTGCGGAAAGATTTACCACTTAGGTTCAATTGCATTCCGCGATTGCGGCAATGTGGAGCCATTTTGCATCTATATTCTGAGTTTTGCCATTTCAATTTGGCCGCCTCAGAACACTTAATACGCTTTGATTCGCGGGCCTCACCAGTTAATTTACCAAGACCTCTGTGCAACTCGGCATGGTCTGCCCACGTCATCAATTTGAAATTTTCTGGTGAATTATTATACTTATTTAAGTCACAATGGTGTATTACACCCTTGCGCTCACCAAACAATTTCTCCCACACCCATTGGTGGGTGGCCTGCCACCTCTGATCTTCTAATTGAATAAATTCATATTCACGATTTACCAACCCATCATGCAATTTTGATAGGGGCGGCTTTCTGGTTTTATATAATGGAACGACTGATTCGCCAGCGCTTAACTTAGCCGCCTCGACCCAGCCATTTTTCTTAGTTAAAATTTTATGGTTAGGGGTGCATTTAATAGTCAATCCATCATCAAATAACACTTCAACCATTTTAGCATTGCGACCAGAAACATGGGGGTTCCTGGCTTTAGCTGGCACATACCGCCCATTTGTAACGTCATAGGCATACACCCAAAATTCGGCATCTATCCCTTTGCTAGCTAATTCTCTAATAGTTGGGTGTGTTCCATCAAGCAGTGGGATTATGGTATCACCATGCAAACAATATAGATCGAGGGCCAGGGACATTTCCCCGGTTTCATCCATTTGGTCGTAGTCTTTGTACCGCTCCAGCCGGTTGATTTGGAGGTTGGTCTGGTTCAGGAGCATCTGCTGCTGGTTGAAGTTCAGCAGTTCATTGCCTGCCATGATGCGTAGCAGGTCAGATTGGTCCTGGAATAGACGCTCTTGCTGATAGATATTAGCTGAGCGTGCTAGGGATCTGATTCTATCAAATAAATGCCAGCTCATTTATACTCCGGTCACTCCGGCATTTATGGTTGGTCTTCATTTATGTCCGATGCGGGAGCGTCGCGCAACAGACCGACCAGATCCATATTCTGGCCCTCGGTTTCAATATTTTTGATGGCTGCAGCCATCTTGGCCATCGAATCAAGTAGTTTACTCGAGTTCATAGAAGTTGCCGCTCTGGTAGCTACCAGAGTGGTGATAGCCTCGATGTACATCTGTTTGGTCTCAGCGGGAACGTCGATCCTACTAGTAAATAAATTTAGGTAGTAGTCGATCTTCGCTCGGTCATCCTTAAGATTGGACCAGATTGCCCCCTGGATACCAGAAAATTCAGCCGCGATTTTGTGCATTAGGGATGCGATCTGGTCGTTGGCTTTACCAGAGGCTAGTTGCTCAGCAGTGATTGGCGCAACTCTAATTTCTTGGGGAGTCTTGGCTTTGGCCAGTACTGGATCCTCTTTAACCTCCTTGGGCTCTTTCCCTTCCTCCTTTTTGTCGTCCTTCTTGACTAGGCTGGGGCGTTTGGATTTGGCTGGGGATCCGGATGGCGATGTGGTAGGGGCCTCGGGGGCTTCAAGTTCCTCTTCCTCTGGGCCTAGATTTGGGTCTGACTCGTCCAGGGCGGACAGCAGCTTCTCAAGGTCATCCTGGTCTTTGTCTGGGGTATCAGCCATTCGTTACGACTCCTGCTTTAAATTTGACCAAATATAATATAGTATTGGGAAATAGTATGGCCAATCACGAAGAAATTGCGAAATTCATCGCGGACTGCCGACAATCTGCCACCTTCTTCATGGAAAACAGTTGCCGCATCAAGCATCCCCTTATTGGTATCATACCGTTCAAGCTTTTTGGATACCAAAGACAAAGTCTGTTCAGCCTCCGGAAAAACCGCTTCAACATCTTCAAGAAATGCCGCCAGTGCCTCGCCGAAGGATCCCCTGTCCAAGCCCCCGGTGGAGACATCCCCATCGAGAACGTAAGAGCAGGCGATACAGTATTTACACTCAACCGAAAGTCAGAATCCATAGAGCTGGCCACCGTCGAGCAGCTCCATGATAACGGAGTCGCCCAATGCTATCAAATAACCATGGCCTCGCGCCGTAAAATCATCCTGACCATGGACCACCGCATTCTCACCTACGAAGGCATGAAAGAAGTCGCAGAGCTCCGCGTCGGAGACCACCTGGTAGAACTGAATGCACACACTACCAGCAGAATTGCAGAGATCGCGGCAGTGGGCCAACGCCGCGTCTATGATCTCACCATCCCACCCCACCATAATTATATCGTCAACGACCTAATCGTACACAACTGCGGAATTTCCACCTTGACTGGGATATACGCCCTCTGGGTGGCAATGTTCTTTGGGAATAAAAAGATTCTGATCGTCTCGAAGCGTGACTTGGACGCCAAAAGCTTCCTCGATGACAACATCAAGCTGGTATACAACAACTTGCCGGCATGGATGCGGGAAATCTGGAAAACTCCTATCCTTAACGAGCATGAATTGGGATTCCAGAATGGTTCAATAATCCGCTCACTAACTTCCAGCCCGGACACCCTACGGTCCAACGCTTCATCATTGAATATCATCGACGAAGCTGCGTTCATGCCCGACATGGAAACGATGTGGTCTGGCGGCTGGTCTACCCTCCAACACGGCGGATCGGCTGTAATCATCAGCACGCCCAATGGCCAGGGTAACTGGTACTGGGATAAATGGACGGACGCCGAAGACAAGACCGGCATCTTTAACCCACTCCTCATCAACTGGTGGGATATGGACTGGGTCATTCAGTCCAAAGACCAGATCAGCGGCAACACTATTCGGATCGCCCCAACCGATGGCATTAGAAAATGCACAACACCAGCCGAGCGCGATAAATGGGGTCCGTACTGGTCGCCCTGGCTCGAGAATGAGTATAAGGGTCTGCAGGCCAGAGGCGAAGCCCATCTCTTCAAACAAGAAATCCTCGGACAGTTCATTGGTGGCGGCGGCACCATTATCACTACTATGGCTCTTGAGAACGTAGGTAAGACAGTCGAAGCCTCAGAGGACCCACAAACTGTAGCTGAACCAATTAGCTGGACCAATCAAGGCACAGGAACAACCGAATATATTGATTTTTCTCCCAACGAGCCTCGTGAGGGCCTCTGGATCTGGAAAAAGCCAGATGCCGGAAAGCCCACCAAATATCATAATGGTAGAGTAATAGACCCAGGTGAGCCAGGCCATGCCTACGTAGCTGGGGTCGATACCGCCACCGGCGAGAACAACGACTACCACGCTATTGAAGTGTACGACACTTCGACGATGGAACAAGTAGCTGAATACATGGGGCGTGTCCCCATTGCCCAATTCGCTAAGATGGTGGATTGGATAGGCAGATGGTACAACGATGCCTTAGTTAATCCAGAACGCACTGGCGTAGGTGCAGCTCTCGTGCAAGAATTGCGCGGGATGCTCTACCCAAATCTGTGGCGGATGAAGCGGTCTCGATTGATTAGGCCAGGAGTACACAGCCCCACCGGTCCGGGCATCTCACTGGGACCCGAGGGATTTTCCACGACTCCAGCGAGCAAACCAGCTCTTAATAAGGCCCTGATCGAGTTCATCGGCGAGAAGGAGGATGAGGGGTATGCGATCAGAAGCCCACGGCTATACAAGCAACTACAGATTTATATTCGGCATAAGAATCGCCAGGGCATCGAAACCAAGCGGACTGGTGCTCAGACTGGAAGAGGCAACTTCGACGATTTGGTTATTGCCACTGCTCTCGCTTTTATCGCCGCGCCTGACGTGATCGATATAAATCCGATTGGCTTGATCCCAACACACAGCAAGCAAGTTGGTACTTCACCGATTCCTACCAGGCCAGATATGAGTACGGTGACGGACCAGCGGGTGTTGATGCCTTTAACCTATTCAAGTATTAGTCGGAATGCCCCCACCGTGGCCGAGCAGGTAGATGCCTTCGCTCGTCAACTGGTGGCTGGCCAGAGCCAGGTCCTCCCAGCTTCCCGCCAACCCAAAAAGTTCTATAGATAATTTAACGCCCCTATTGGCGACGCGCCTTTAGGGGCGTTAATGAAGTGGGTGGTCACGCTTATTTAAAAGCGAACCAGTACCGCCCGCCACCGTGGATCGGGAAGCACCGCGAATACTTGTGCAAACCACCCTTGGCTTTCTCTTTGCCTTCGGTGATGGCCAGGCTCTCGTTCAGAGCCTCACAGAGTTCCAGGAAAGTGTCCTGGTCACCAAGGAATTCCACCGCGTTCGGCATCTTGGCCGCACGCAGGGCCGGTTTGATCTTCAGTTTTTCTTCGGCCAGGGCCGCGACTTCATCTTCGAGTTTGGGTTCGGCTGCGGGAGCCGGAGTCGCCTCTTCCTTCACTGGCTTCCGCTTCGGCATCTTGCCTTTGCATTTCTTATCGCACTCGGCAATCTCACCGACTGGCTTCATCACTGACTCGGTGGGATGTTCAGCCGCTTCTTCGGCGGGACTTTCCGCAGCTTCGTGAGCCGGACCTTCAGCAGCTTCCTGAGCGGGGGTCTCCCCACCTGGTGCTGGAGGAGTTGAAACTGGGGCTGCTGGGGGTACATCACCAGCCGAGGCTTCTACTGGGGGAACTGGAGGCCCCGCCCCACCAGGAGCCGCCCCAGGAACAGGAGGAACCGCACCTGCGCCGGCACCCTCCCCTGGCATGGCACATCCTTCACAAGATCCAGTTTCAATAGTCTTGCCACAACTCGGGCACTTGACGATTTCGCCCTTGATGGCAGCTGGGAACATTTGCTGCTTGATATCGGGGAGATCGGCCATAGTGAGCGAGCCCTTAGTCGCACTTAGCGAGGCTAGCTTGGTGGCAATAGCGTCACAATCGCATCCACCACCGCCACCGCCGCCCATTGGCGGTTCTTCGCCCAGTGGGGCATCGTCTACTGGCTCATCCTCTCCATCCTTGGGAGGGCCGTCGTCTTCCTTGTCTTCCTTGGGAGGACCGTCTTTCTTGTCTTTCTTGGGTGGGCCGTCCTTCTTGTCCTTCTTAGGAGGACCATCTTCTTTCTTATCCTTCTTGGGAGGGCCGTCCTCTTTCTTGTCTTTCTTGGGTGGCCCGTCTTCCTTCTTGTCCTTGGGACCGTCCTCTTTCTTGTCCTTGGGTGGGCCATCCTCTTTCTTGTCCTTCTTGGGTGGGCCGTCTTCCTTCTTGTCGTCCTTCTTGGGAGGGAACTCTTCCATGATCACGTTGCGTGTGCCTTCACGGCATTCGCGGACGTCTTCCTCGCTCACTTCAAGCTCATCGTCGCTAGGCATTTCGTCCTCGGATTTGCCTTCTGCGCCGCCCGCGCCTTCGCTCTCACCTTCACCGCCCATCGGAGGGAGATCGTCCTCTCCGGGTTCTTCTTCCATTTCGCCTGGCTCACCCTCCCCGCCTGGCTCGACTGGGGCCTCGGTGCCAATGGGTGGCAACCCTGTGGGTTCCGGTGCACTACCTTGGCCATCTGCTACCATACGCAGAATTTCGGCCAGGAGGTCACGGTCGATAGTGACAGTCTGTGCTGATACCGCAGCGGGCGCTGCACCAGGAGCAGGAGCCGGGGCCAATGGATCAACCTTAGGAGCTGCCGGGCCAGCAACTGGAGCCGGGACTTCGGGAGGAGTGTCGATGGGAGCCTCAGCTGCAGGGACCGCAGACTGGGGGGCAGCTGGGGCACCGGTGCCATCTACTCCGGGAGTTGCCTCAACCTCGTCGTCGAATCCTGGAATACCACCGCCACCACCGGCCCCGGCAGGTAGCTCCTCTTCCATTCCTTCGGCGATAATGCGGACATCATCCAGGCTTGCCATGTTAGTCTCCATATGCGATCTGAATTATATTTGCACGGTCGTTAGATAGAATTAGATGTCTATCATCCATCCCCCTACGCTCAGCAAATACCTCACTCGGAGCACCGTCGTAACAGGCCTTATATACTATGCAGCCTGGTAACTGTACCCTTTCGATCCACGCCACTCCGTCGCCCCAACCCTTCAGCTCCTCAAATAAAACGGCCACCTTATCAAACAAGGCCAGCTCGTTCTCCATCGTGGGAGCACACATCCCAGCGTACCGCTCGATCAAGCGGCTCGCCCACACATTCTTAATCAACTCAGCAGCACGCGGGCATGACTCCACAATCTGCTTATAATCAGATACCGGATCATCCAACTGCTCCGCCAGCAGCACTGCCTGCGTCGGATCATCTAATGACTTAATAACGTCGTCAGCTACGACGGCTTTAGCCCCATGTTTTTTGAATTTCGCTGCATTCCTCTTGTTCTTCAATCCCTGCCGCCGCACTGACATCTTGCCCCTACCAGTTTTAGTTGGATCATTGTTTGCTGGTCTATGCGGGGTCTGGTCGAAATTGCGTTCTGTGGGTTCTGGATTGGGCAGCCGAGTGTGGCGGTGGATTCTCTCCAGAGTGCTCTTGGCCGTGGCCTCCAGCATGTTCTGACCCGCTGGTCTAGGCCCATATTTTACATCCAGGATGCGGGGGGCGTTTTCATGGACGTAATCAACCATATGGCTTTTGGTGAGGTAGCAGACTTTGCCCTCGGTGGTGGATACGACGTAGGCTTTTCCATCCTCAGCAATCTCCGGCCCCTCCACGTCAGTTTTTTCGAGCTGCCCCAGCTTAGCTTTGAGGATACGATGGAAATCGTTGACTTCACTCTTCCATGTCATATCGGTTATCCTCTGTAGCAACGGAGCGTAACTTCTGTTGCTTGTCGTGGAGAGGGGAATCGGTGAACTCGTTGCTCCGCAAGCGTATCATCTTCAGGAATCCGGCAACTTGCGCCCGCGACTGTCCCGAAATCCTGACCAATTTCCCGATAATTCCCTCATATGGCCTGTCGTCAGTCTTAGAGATATACTCCAATGCCTCCAAGACTGCGGCATAATTCTTATTATATTTGAGAAGGTGTCGGGCCTCCGTCAGGAACCGCTGAAGAGCCTCGTTGGTCTTTGGCGTTGTCTTATGATCCAAATGGCTACGATAAGCATCACTGTTCTTGTAGTCGCGGCTCTCCTTCTTAATATATGCCAGGATGACCGTGCGGGCGACCTGACTCCATAAATTGAACACCTTTGAAGTTCCGCGATAGACTATCCTGGAGGGGATCTCGCCGCATTGGGGGCAGTGTATCTTCTGCTTCGCCACATCGTGCGGCTCTATGATATCGTATTGATGAATAGCTGGATTAAAGATACAGGAGTCCATGGGGCGGATGGTGTTGTAGCACTGAGCACAGTGCACGCGCGCCTTATACTTATACAATGTTTTTTCAATTTGGCACCAGCCTGTTTGGAACAGATCCATAAAAGCTGATTCTTCTTGCCCTGGATAGATGCGATGCAGGTTGTGTGCTCGGATGATTTGGCGGATTAGTTCCTCGGTATTGGTCATGATCTGGTCGCGGAGAGTGCGATCAGTGCATCCCGTCCACCGGTACTTGAGCATGAGGTCTTCGACTTTATTATTGTCGAAGTATAATTTTCTGCCTGGGGTGGTTGTAGTAGGGAAAATAACGACTTCAGGCGACTTCATAATCTTACTCGATTCTGGCAAGAGGTGCCGGCCATGACTGTGGCGATATATTATAAATACTGACCCGTAATTCTATTATGCCACTTTAGATACCCACAAGTCAATATTTGGGCCGCCGGAACCTGGAACGGATAAATTTATAAACATCCACCACGCCATTCTTAAACACGATCTTGGCATCATATCCCATGCTGGCCACCGCCCTAATCCGGCTACGAGAATGATCATATAGATAGTGGTTGCACAGAAAGAAGAAATCATAGATCGTGGCGTGGCCACGCTTATTCACCCGCACTGCCCTCCCTAACTTCTGACTAAAGTCTGACTCTAACTTGCCGCCAGTGGCAATGATCAGAGTCTCGCACCCGCCCTTCAAATCCATGCCTCGTTTAACGATCTTACCGCCAATGAGCACATTGACATGCCGCGACTCGAAATTCTTAATTGCCTCCTTTCGATCTTTCATCGAGTGATCGCCACAGATAAACTTAGACCCCGCAATGGCCAGCTCCAGAGCGTAGCCGAGAGGCTTACTCTCTACTAGAATTAGCACCCCGTGGGTTGGATCGCCCCTGGTGCACTTCGCCACCAGCTTCGCCACCAGGCTGTGGAATTGCGTATTGCCGATTAGATGTTCCTGAACAGCAATGTCGAAGGCCGATTTGTCCTTGATCAACCCTTCATCGCCGAACGCGATCGCAATATAATCAACTGGAATAATACGATGGATCTCTTCGAGACGGTCCTTGCCCACATGAAAAATGACCGAGCCCAAATGCTCCTTAAGCACTATGGCTTGAACTGGCTTACTCTTATCGTAGGGAGTCCCACTAAAGCCAAAACGGTATCGACCCTTGAACCAATGCCAGAAAAGGTTCTTCCATTGAGCGCTGACGGCACAATCACATTCGTCAACCAACAATAGCTCACACCGCGCGATAATCTCACGCAGCTTCTTAGCGTTGTTCCTCCGCGTCTTCCAGGCTGCCATCTTCTTGGCGTAACTCTCCGGGGTATCCTTCTTCAAATGGTCGGGCGGCGGGGGAATGATCAGCGACTGAAACGACCCTACAATAATCTGCTGGCCATTGGGACGCTTACCGGCATAGAACATGCCGATTTCCTCGGCGGCTTTCCGTAGCTCTAGCCTTTCCTTGATCTGATCTACCACCACGGTCATGTCACAAAGGATTACAGTGGGGCAATTGTAGGCCTTGGCGATGCCGGCCATCATTTCGGTCTTCCCACCCCCAGTCTTGCAGGAGATAGTCCCAACCTCCTCCTTGCAACATACCTGGATCGCCTCCACCTGGTGATCATCTAGTATGATATTGTGCAAATAATCTTTGGTGATGGTAGCAGGATCCGGCATAAGATGCTTGGCCGGGCCACGCTCATCACGAACCATAAGCGGCATCCCATGCTTATCACAGACCCGCTTCAACTCCCCCAACAATGGCCTGGCTAGCCGGTGGTGGGCCTTATTATACTTGTGATAAACGCCATCAAAGAATCCGCTAGATAGATCCAAGTATTGCTGCCGAGGGTGGCGGACACTAAATTCCTTATCTAGAGTACTCTCCTCCTGGGCAGTGATCTGCTCAATGTAGATCCACTTATTATCAAAGATCCGAGCGAGCATCAGTCAGTCCTAAAATCAGCACCCAGAATAGCCCTAATTCTACATTTCAGCGAAGCATTTCGATAGAGTTTGCACCTAATATGGAATAAATCGGCATAATTAGGTACCATTCCTCTTTCTACCCCGCATAGCCGATCAATTGCCATGCCCGCTTTTCTAGATACAGCCAGGAAATTCCTGGATATCTCCCCACGCATATACCATCGCACAATGTTGGGCAGGCCACGCGGGGTATTCCGTGCTGAGGCGTCGGCTGAATTAAAAAGAGCCAGGTCTGACTCCAATTTGGTCAACAGCCCATATTGGTGCCCCTGAGCCTCAGCGGCTATTTTCGTGCACTCCTCCAGTATCTGATCGTTGGTTAGTAAGGCCAGACCCTTGCGAAGCTGCTTATGGGTCATAGCATACTGAACAACTGCTTCGACGATCCGAATGGTTGCCTCTTCACTGGCACCCAATTCTTCGACTTTCAGAGCAAAATTGACTAAATACCGCCACTTGTAGGTCTTCTCGGGAGGAGTGTCCGCAGGAAACGCGATCACCACGCCCGCCTTCCGAAAGGCATCCTGGCAGTATTTGAAGAGCCTGAAGATTTTAACCTTGTCCGGAGCTATCACAATGTCTGACACGCCAACCTCCGAACCTCAAAATACGACGCCGACACCCCCAGACCGCCTCCACCCAGGCGGGACACCGCTGACTGATGGGGCGTCAAAGCGTGAATTATTCTTCAAAGGATTTTCCGAGCAGCTAGAAGCCCAGGGGGTCAAAGTAGCCTTCGCTTTCATCTACGACCAAGACGCCAAAGAGCCACTAGTCTTCTGCAAAGGCAATCTATATCAAGTCACCAAGGCGGCGGTGGAATTCGCCCGCTTCATGAAGCATAAACTCGACGAGGATCTAACCGTATGAACACCAAGCTCTGCTGGACCAGTACCTGCCTCCACGGCGATAGCCTAGGTTGGATGCGCCAACAAATCGTGCCATTCGCCGATCTGATTATCGCCGACCCGCCCTTCAACATCGGGTGGAAGTACGATGCATACCAAGACAAACGCGCTTCCGGGGACTACCTGGGCTGGACTACTGAGTGGATCACCGAAGCGAAGCGGCTGCTCAAGCCAACCGGGAATCTCCTCATCTGCATGGGGGACGAATACGTCTCGGACATAGATGTTATCTGCCGCCACACCCTGAAGCTGAGCCGCCAGAACTGGATAGTCTGGCACTACTCTTTCGGGCAATCTGGCACCCTCGAAAGCCGCACAGGCTTTACTCGCAGCAAGACCCACGTGCTGCGATATTCCTTGGGGAAGCCATATTTCAATGCCGCCGCTGTCGCCGAGCCGTCTGACCGCCAATTAAAGTATCACGACAAAAGAGCAGACCCACGGGGTAAGTGCCCAAATGATGTGTTTATCTTCAAGCGCGTCTGCGGCACCCACGTTGAGCGAGTGCGTGGTGTTAGCACCCAAATGCCTGTGGCCCTGCTCGAGAAATGGGTTAAGGCGATGTGCCCAGAAGATGGCTTCGTGTTCGACCCATTCCCAGGCAGTGGGGCCAGCTTGATAGCCGCCAAGCGGCTCAATCGACAATATGTGGGGGTAGAGCTAAGCGAAACCTACCACCGGCTAATCCTAGCCAGACTGGCGAAGGCCTAGCGGACTTCGTAATAGTACCGGATTTCCTTGTTGCCGAGCGTGAGCAATTCGTTCACGTCCACGCCGGTTCCACCTTCCGTCCCAGCAGCCGTATTCACATCGTTGGTCGGCAAAATATTGTTCGCGGGGGCGAATAGATCCACATACTTCACCCCATCCACGCTGCCAATAGCCTGCTGCAGCTTAGAAGTGAATAGCCCCTGCCCCATGCTCCAATTGGCAATGTTAAAGAAATCGGCAATGGCCTTCTCAACATTGACCTTAACCACGGAAGCGTCAGCACTCCGGCTCATAACTACTGTCAAATCCAGATCGACGGCCTTGATCTTGCCATCCAGCACCGATACGCTATCGGTCAGTGTATTCAGCTCATCCACATAGCTCTGGACGGCCCGCTTTAGCCCCTCATTGGCGGCGATTGGTTGATCTGGACCGATCGCCAGAACGTACAGCTCAACCAAATTGGTATTGATGTCCGTCCGTACTGTCGCGGCGGCCTTGGCTATCGAACCATATACAGGATGGCTATATGACCCAACCAGTTGCGCATAATCCGAGCCAGTGACAATCGAATTGTGGGTGGCAAAATCGCGTGGGGCACGTGATTTGGCCTGGTCGATGGTCTCAGCGTCAACCCCGCCAGAACTAGGAGTGACATTCCGGAAGAGCACGGTAACGGGGGCAGTATACGGGTAATTCGGCGTGACCGGCCTGGTCTCACTAATCACCCCGACGCCAATTCTGCCAATGGCCCCACCACCGAGGCGATAGGTGCATTTGATATCCGCCCCCGCTTGCGGGATAGCTCCGGTTATGTTGTCTCCGAATATAAATTCGATTCGCTTGCTAAAAATCCTAGCTTCAAACACCTTATCGTTGGCCCCCGCCTTCTCGATGGCATCAATCTGGTTCCATTCAGTAGTGATGCTATCGAGAATAACCTCCACCTTCAGGGGCGATTCTAGGATATTCTCGCTGGTATTGACGGTGATGATCTGACCGGCTGACCCGTCACTGGAAGACACAGTAAAATCGGTTACTCCCTGTACCCCATATGCGATTACAGCCCGTTTCCCCGCTGGGATCACAATATCGCCAGCCAGGTCGGTGGGTGATCTGAACACTTCATAGCCAATCGAGGCCCCCGTGCTCCCTTTGATGGTGAACTTCTGTGCAGCTGAAATGGCGACATCTGAACCAACTGGGCTGGACACTGAGCACTCAATATCCACCACTGCTGGTGTGGCACGCCTGATGGTCTGGCCGATTAGGACTAGGTGATTGGCCACTGCTTCCGGGTCGGTCGCAGTGGGTAGGAATCCCTGATTGCCCTGCATATCGCCGCGAAGACTGAGCACGCCGGTGAGATAAGAGATGAGTTCCAACAGCATGATAATGCCGTTATTGCTCACGAAGTCGTTGAAATCATTGGGAAAGTAGGTCTTGATATACTCTACAGTAGCCCGCCGCGCGGTGGCAAATTCCAGGGCACTGAAGTCGATCTTGCGCAGCTCCGAGGGAGGCAGCAAGACGCTGAATTCCTCGGGGCTAGTGGGTAGTTTAAAGAGGGTTTCTTCAGACATTTAGGCCTCCGTAGCCTGCTGCATTGGCAAATTAAGTTCGATCTCGAAGGTTTGGTTGGGCTGGTCAGTAAATGTACCACTCACGGTAATGTTGACCATGTGCTTTTCTTCATCGGTTGTAATATTAACTGCCGCCTGCACCCTTGGCTCATATTGAGAAATAGCAGACTGAATATTGGATATTAGTCCGCTAATCCCTTGCTGGTCGATATTCTCGAACAAGTACTGCTTAATGCCAGTCCCCCAAGTGGGGCGCATCATCCGTTCTCCCGGAGACGTCATCAGCAGCTGCAGCAGGTCATTCTTGATAATTCTATCGCCCGATTGCTGCGACAGAATGTTCTGCTGACCGCCAATAAATGGTGGGTTCCACCCTTTGTAAATCATTAATCCACCAACGCAGCTAGTGCACGTAGCTGATCCTGTTTTTGCTGAACCTGGGCTGGAATAGCATTTAGTTCAGCCACCACAGCATCTAGGCTGCTCTGGGCCTGGGTCTGGGCAGCCACCGCTTTGGCCTTGGCATTTTGGATAGGCACATTGCCCGAATCGGTGCTCAAGATCACATCCAAGCCACTGATAACCGTGGTAGCTTCATTAATGGTCTTCTGGTAGCTGACGGCGTCAACTCCCAGTAAATCCTTGTGTCTCTGCAACTCACCAAGCTCCGCTAGGATTACCTGTTGGGCCTTGGCGGCCCCTGCCGACACGCTAGCCATATCAGCACTGTCCAGCCCAACATCCTCTCCGTTGACATAATACTGGTCGTGCTGGGTATCAATGGAGGAGTCTACCGAGGTCACGGTTGCGGTTGCTACCGTATCGAACCCCAAAACCTGCCCAACATAAAATAGGGAATTGCCAGACACAACATCGCTGGGCCTATTATCCTTGGTGGTAAAGACCAAGGCACCGAGCGCGGCCCGGTTGACCGGCGGGACATCCCTCTGACGTGCCCCAATACCAGATGGGATCTGGCTGAAATTCAGCGACGATCGTGGCGGGTCATTATTGCTGATGGTATAGACTACACTGGTGTCGTCCGAGGGAGTCTTCGGAAGAACATTACTATATGAACCTGTGGGGTGGCTTAGGATCATTCACCTAACCTATTCGTAGGCTGCGTAGCCGATGGTACAGTCTCTAGTTCTACATTTGATACGGGGTAACCACCTCCAGATTGGGCACCAACTCCCTTCCCACTTACCTCCTTGGGTTTATCAATGGTCGGGAAGAAAGCAAAAATGTTCTTGGCGTGAATGTCGGCATTGGTCTTCAGAGCGTTGGCATCTAGGGTGAAGCTGGTCCCGCCGGACTCCAGTCTGATTTCATTGGCCTTCATTTCTATAACGTTACCCTTTAGCTTGAGAGTCTTACCCGCCACCACCTCAACATCCCCACTGCAGTAAATCTGTACCTTACCATCGGTGCCGTTATGAATGACCACCTTATTCTTACTATCATCCATCCAAATTAGCATGTCTTTGCCATCTTTGGCACGCCACACGCCCAGCGAGTTCTTGCGGCTAAACCACATCCCACGCTTATCGTGGTCTATCACCTCCGTCCATGGGTCATCCTGGGGGGCGTCATGAATTTCTAGGCCGGCAAATTCGCCGCTGGCTGCCTCGCCCAGTTTCTTGCCCTTCGACGCGTCCCCGTGCCCAGCCCTGGTCTTAAGACGAATCAGTTCGCGTCCGTGGTCGATGATGAGGTGATGGGTTTTGGCGGCGGCTTCCTGGCTGTCGATGGACTTATCTAAAAATTCATTGTCGTCAAGATATTTCCACTTGGTCGGGACGTCGGGGAGCCGCGAGCAGATCGTGAGCGACTCTTCGTTGTCGTCCATTCCCATGACTTGGCCAAGCGGTGTGCCCCATGCCGTATGGTTCTTGCTTGGACGCTCGTCGAACTGCCAGAAGTACCCCCTGGGATCACCGCTCTTTTTCGCATAGTCTGCCTTCGCACCGGGGGTAGCCCTGCCCTTAATTAGAACACCAATTCCTATTTCCTGATTGAGTCGAGCTGCGGCGGACGAGCTAAATGGGGCTAGATATTTCCCTCCGTCGTGGCTGCCGCGGTCATCGGCGACTATCTTAATCCCGCTCCGAGTAACGAAACGGAGCATCCGCATGTCGCGGCTGCCATATTGATTCCAGTCTGACTTAGTCTTGCTATACTGATCCTCCCGATCCAAGTAGGTGTTCTTGGCTTCGTCCAGGAGGAGCCGCGAGACAAACTCATCGTTCTCGGGGTCGAATCCAATATCGCACAGCTCAATCAGCATCCCGCCCTTGGTACGCAATTTAACCCATCGCTGATCGTCACCGCTGCCGATGGTCTTTTTCTGGTCAGACCACTCGCCTGGCCGAGAGCTATTCCAGCCGACGTCGCGCATTTCCAGCTTATTACCATATCTGGAAAGGAACATGATCTTGCGCATATCATAGCTGGTGGGGTGATCTTCGTGGATGATCTTCTGGAGATCTAGCCAGCGCTTGATTTCGAATTTTTCATCTTTATCGAAGTCGCCGCTGAACTCACCCTTATCCCCATTTAATTTCCAGTTATACCCGACATCAGACTGGAGAAGAATCATGCCATACTTGGTGGCACGCAGCATCATCTTGGAGTCTGGGTTGTTGGCAATAGGTTTATTGGCGGCTTGGGAGAATTTACCCTTTGAGAGAGGGTCAGCTTCAGCCGGAGGTGGTGTAATATCATGCTCGGTTGGGAAGAAGCCGGTGGCATCATGCATGTCCAGATTACCGTAGCGATCCTGCCACCCATGGCTCATGGGCCTGCCATCTTTAGGGAGATAATCCTTGTTGTAATCTTGAGGCTTATCGGCTATATCACTATTTTGGCCGACCGGGATCTGAGTCTCGCCGTATAATGATGGTAGGGCGTAGAATTTTCTCCTAGTGGGGGTGGCGAAACCAGTGCAGATCGGCCCATATGGATGATTCTTCTCAAATGAGATCCAGACCCAGTCTCCGATACATGGGTAGGAGAACCTTCCGGCCCGCTTTCCGCCAAGATCTGAGGCAGTTACAGCCCACGGGCAATCCTCTGGTTTTAGGTCCCAGTCGTGTAGATCTGGGATTTTAAATTTAATGCGGCGGGATTGTAGTGCATCATTGGTCTCTACGACTACAGCTCGATAGGAGCCAGGGAAGCGAAGGTTAAGCGGCTTGGTCCTAGTCTGGAAGAACGCGTTCCAAGCTGCTTCAAATGAGTCTTGCATATTATTGTCCAGACTGGCTGGCGTCCATGGATAGAACCGATGCTCGGTCTGGGATTGCGACCTGGTCTCCAGCCCTGGGCCAGTTAATATCTGTGATTTTATTATAATACATAATGACCCACCAGAGGTCAGTCGAACCTAAGTACCGCATGGCTATTAAATCACACCTGCCAACCAGGTCTGAAGTCGCAATAACATATTGCCCAGGCTGATCATTAACCCAATTAAACCCCGGCCATACTCCAATGGTATCATGGCCTTTGTGGCTAATGGCTGCGGTGTAGCGGTATCGCGAATTTATCGGCAGAGACACTGGCATATTAATACCACTCCGGATTTCCTACCAATTCATTGGCTGACTTGAGCCATTCCATATTTAGCATCGCCTTTTTGTTTTTGTCTTCCGCTTTGGACCACAATTTCAGCTTCATAGAGAGGTCTGTCCGCAACGGGAATATGGTTCCAGCATCGTTTATGAGAACATCGCCATACTTTACGTCAACCCCATCGGATCTAAAGCTGAACGATGATATACCAGCATGTGGCGACCCAACGACGTCATATGCCCTGAACTGCACTGCCATGCTATTCTGAGTCAACTCAGAGAACATGGACATGTAGAAGAAACCCCTGATCTTTTTCACTATACTAGCAATGCTCTCCGCAGTCCATGACTGATCCCCACGGCCAATGCTGCTGCCAGTTACAATGTAGTGCCACTCTATGTGTATTTCTCTTGCTTTTGACCCCTTAAAGACAACCAGTGGCTCGATGTTTCTAAGGTTGGTCTCCTCCCACTCTATTTGTTTATTGTCGGATTTAACAATCAGTGGGAACTGAAACGGCACCCACCCGCCAGAGCCAGGCAGCCCAACGTCAGCTCCACGCTTAACCACATTGCCTTTCTTATCAGTGGCGTCGCCATGTAGCAGCATCATGTAGCAGCCTCTACTTAGTGTTGTATCTATTGGCGCAAAGCTAAAAGACATACCCTACCCCTGGTTAGAATTCCATTGGTTCAATGAACTACCAAATCCCCGACTGCCACCATCGGCGATCTCTGGCAGCCAAGTGGAAACCACCCCCTTAATTTCATCTAGCTTCTCCACAACCTGCGTCTGGCTTAGTTTGCTGTCAATCGAGGCGACCAGTTTGGTAATCCCATCTTTAATAGCATTGAGGGTTTCAGTCTGTTTGTCCTGGCGATCAACATCACGCTTCCTGTCTTCCACATCTGTCTTCACCGAGACGATGGCCGCAGTCCGGATCATCTCGTCCATGCCAGTAAGTTTCAAGAGGGCCATACTCCCAGCAACCATGAGTAGCGACTTGGAGATTCGAACAGCTGCTCTTTCCACGAAGAAGGCATAGATATTTAATCCAACAGCCATTGAGGCCAACATAACTGCAAGATTGCGAGCGAATGAGAGCATAGCATCACCGCCAGCCATGCCCTGTGCCACTTTGCCTACTCTCTCCAAGAAACCAACAATCTTCTCCAAAGACGTCGAGAATAACGCAAAGAAGAATAGGGCCGGGGCAAATGCCAGTAAACCGCGAGAAATCGCCAGCGCGGCAATAACAAATTGGAAATACTTCGCACCAACTAAAATGTCAATGCCCTCTCTTAGTGGCTTCATTAGCTTGGTGAATTCCATTAGCCCTGATACATCCAGTTTGGACGCTAGCCACAGCAAAAGCAGCCCAGCAGTAAGCGGGATGGCCGCCATTGCCAGCCCATATGCGCCTATTAGTAGAGCCGGGGCAGCCGCAGCCAGCATATACCCAAATACAAATAATTGACCACCGAGTTTGATTAAATTTAACCCGGCCAGTGTTGCCATGGCCTGGGCAAAAACCCATACGGCAGCCGCCATGATCAGCATACCGTACGCCAGAATCACAATCGCCGCCGCGACCAGCAACATAATTGGGACTGCTGGTGGGAAAAATGATAATGCAATTGCTAGGCCAACAAGTACGGCACCGAGATAGGCGACCGCAATCGCGAACAGGATTATTGTAACTGGATTCACACCCTGCACAATTCTCATAGCTATAGCCATTGGTATCATGGCAAGGCCAAGGATGCCCACGGCCAGGGCGGCTTTAATTATATCTCCCTCGGCACTCGCCACAATCTTAGACATCAGCCACATAGCACTAGCAAATCCAATCAGGCTAGTCCCAATCATACCCAATTGTGGCAAGGTCATGTCAACTACGGCCTGATGGAATACCCACAAAGCCCCACCCAAAATGGCGAGGGCGACCGTCGCCTGGATTAGTCCATCCCAATTAATGCCGGCAATCTCATTGACAAAATTCTTGATTCCAGTGCCAATGCCCTTTAGTCCGCTCGTAAGGCCACTGCCCTTGGTAACAGCCTCGGTCGCGCCCTTAACCGCATCCTTAATGCCGAAGAGGGTCTGCCAGGCCACTTTGATAGATGCTACGAACTTCAATGCCCACGCCAACGCAACAAAGGCACTTCCCAACGCCACAATCCATATGATTGTCTCTTTTATTACCGGGTGGGCCTTCATCTGTTGGGTGAACCATTGTAAGCCATGGGCAATCGCAATTGCCAATGGTTGAATCAGCTCCACGAATGCATTCTTTAGAGAATCGGTAGCAGAACTTAAGGCATAGGACGCGTCTTCCTGCATCCGCAGGTTCTCTTGTACATTCTCAAAATCTTTAGCCGCGTCCTTCATCGCCTCATCGCCATTGCGAATGCCCTCAGCTATCCGGTCCCAATCTGCGCCATACTTCTTCTTGCCCCATTCCTCCATCTTATCGTTTACTTTGTCCATCTGCGTTAGCATCGTGAACGATACACCATAAATCTCCTTGGCCAGCTTATTTTTCAAGAAGGTGGGCAAATCCTTTAATGTCTCCACTGCCTGCTTGGCGTTTCCAGCCATAACCATGAACTGGGCGCTGGGCTTATCAAGCGAAACGGCCCCACCCAGTAACACGGCATATTTAAGGGCATCATTGGCAAGAGTATCAAAAACCTCGGCAATCTCGGACATTTCCATGCCAGCAGCCTTAGCCGCACCAGCCACCATGCCCATATGCAGAGTCGCCATCTGCACGCCTTTAGCTCCACCACCCCATGCCTCTGCGTATATCCCTATGTCTTTACTGAGCATCTTCATTAATGTGTCGACATCACGCCCAGTTAAACCAAACTGGGCCATAGACATTCTCAGGCTATTAAAAGACTTCTGTGTTTGCCCAGATGTTGCCCCCATAACCTCCATCCTCTTGGCAAACATGGCGGCGGTTTCATTACTAACCCCGGTGGCTGAGGCGAATGTCCCAACCGCTTCCGTCAATACTTGGAAATTCTTTCCAGATATCCCAACGTCGGCTAAAGCCTTGGCCGCTGCTGTAGCTTCTTTTTGCAGCATTCTGGTGTTAGCCTGAGCGTTGCGAACGGCAGTTGATATCTGGTAGATACTCCCATATAGTTCATAGTTTTGCATCCGCCATTCAGAGGCCTGCGCAACCGCCTCCGACAGATGCTTCGACCAGAAGTTAATTACCCCGCCAACAGTAGCTAGTTTGAGGGCTGAATCATAGATTTTATCAAGGCCTACCTCTTTGAGCGTTGCCGCCCATTTACTAGAGGCCTTGTCGACGTCCTTGATCTTCCCGCCAATTGAATCCAACTCGATAAGCATTCTCCCACAGTCATCGAGCTGGGTAGTTAGCATGCTATCTTTCGCTGTCTTATGCAATTCGATTAATGCATCCCTCTGCCCAAGCAGTTGATCGTATATCTCCTTCTGCTTCTCAGCATTATCTTTATGGATATTCTGCTGAACCCTTAGCTCAGCCACTTGCTTCTTGAATTGCTGGAGGGTATTTTCAGTATCCGCAGCCTGTGTGTGCAGGCTCTTGGAAATATCCTTCCCGATTTTGGATATGTCGCCCATGGCGGAGCAGGCCATTTTCAGGCCCTTGACCAGCTCCTCATCCTCGAGCATCAGGATGAGTTTTAGTTCTTCAAAACCTTCCATTATCCAGGTCCAGGAATAGACGCCGCATTGTAGTCTAGGCGGCTCAGATATACATCTGTCTCCCAGCCGCGAGCTTCTGTCAGGCGATGGTGCCAACCGTATAGAAGCCAATCACCATCGATAAATCTAGGCTTTACCCCAGCTTGATCCTCCGGGGGCTTAAGCCAACTTAATTTAACTTTGGTTCTACCCAGTTCAGTCGAATCGAACAGCCTTGGCTGACCCCTAGCCGTCACCCGCATCCTCATGACCATGTTGATCATTTCTAGATATTTCTGGCGGGCACGGCCATCTATATATTTACTATATTTAGCCCCTATCTCGCCCGCACTATAGATTTCTGGGATTGACGGTATGTGTGTAAATCCGCGATCATCCTTCTTGGGCTTAGCAAAGCTTTGGTCACCCTTCAGGCTTGGATTAACTTTATTTTGAGTATTCTCATCCTTAACAAAGATTACACTTTCATCTTTATCTGTTACCTTATCCCAGTATTCACCGGAAATGGCAGACATACCAGAAGTAAGAAGCTTCAGTTCAACGGCTGATAAGAAATTGTTGGTTAGTAATTCCCACTTCTTAACTGACGCGACAGGAGCGCTATCAATACCACCATACGCTAAGATATATGGCCCATCGTCACCCTCGATATTAGCTGGATATTTAAGATCTGGAGTATATGACTCCTTAATCTCAATACCCAATGTGGTATCTTCTTGGCCATTGGCAACCACCCAGGAAGTCTTATGCTTTGTGAATGCACTCGACCAATCTATTAGTGATGCGATGAAAGTACGCGGGTCCTGCCTCATCATCCAATAGATATTGGGCTGATCGTCGGTCTCACCAATGTCGAATTTAACGTTATAGCTGCCTATCGTTGACGGCACATACTCCTTTAGAACCTGGCTAATCACACCAGAATCGCCGCCGAGCTTCCCACGATACGCCTTCCCGGACGCCTTCCCAGAGTTCACATAATAAGAAATCGGATCCATGGCAATGAATTCGAAAACACCCTTGAAAGCTTCCTTTCCGACGGCTCTAATATCCGATATCAGCGCAACCCTCTGCTTACTCTTCACCCCACCCTGCCACTCAAGTTGAAACACCATTAGGGCCGGCTTGTCGTATTGGCGGCCAGTGATCAAATAATCGCTACCCTGCTCCTCAATTATTTGGTCCAAAGTCTGAAAGAATGGGTCCTGAACACAGCACCGCACGACATACCCGCCATTGACCATGCTCTTCCACTCAAAAGTGGACACAAAAGCAGTGACGTCAATGCCATTAATCTTGCAATTGGCGATCCAGGATACGCCAGATGGGCTGGGCATAAATACCTCAAAGTATATTTTACACCCCATACCCTCCGTGTATATACAGGTATGAAACTGGCCTGGATAAAGTATGCTCCACCCGGCACCAAGCCAAAGTACATGCTGGTGCTCACCCTGGGCACCAAAGACGATAAATTTTACTGCCTCGACGCCAACATGCCAGAAAAAGCCCGCGAATTCTTCAAATCCAAATCAACCTACCTAAGCGGCCTAACCCTGGAAGAACGAATCCAAATAATTAGGGATCAACGCCCCGAAGCCATGGCTGGGTATAAGACCATCCACGCCAGCAACGTAACCATTGAACGAGAGTATGAGGTCAATGCTTCTTCTTCACGGCCAGCAAAATCTGGATCATCTTGATAGATCTATGCATTTTTCAAAATTGCGACGCTTCCTATGGAGCCACACTGTTGCGTCATCATAAAGATATTGGTATGCCTTTTTGCACCCACTCCCCGCTTTATCCCATCTCCATACACCACGCTGCCAATGGATAGAAGCATCAAGCCCAATTAGGCCGCGAACCGTCTCAACCGGCCCGCGAAATGGATTGCAGAATCCAATCGTTAAATATCCATTGGCTGGTATTGAGGCCCATCCATCACCATCAAACAACCCACGAATAAAATGCCTAGTAAGATTGGCATCAACAGTCGGCCAGACACCTTCCTTTTTATAGGTTACTATCCCATTATTGATTAGACCCCCAACCAACTCGGCTGAATTAATATTTAGTCTGGACGAGCACGTGCTACTATCGCGCCTAATTGGGTGGTTTGACCCCACAGACACCCTAAAAGACCTAAGATGCTGTTCATCTTTTCTTGCTAATTTTATTACAAGTCTTTTGTCAACATGCCCATTCTTGCGCTCAGCATGTTGTACATATCCATCAGATGCAATAAAACCAAACCAATAAGCTTTATGCTCTGTGTCTATTGCATCAAAGAAATGCCTATCTATAGCATATGTTGAGCACTGCTCGCTAAGCGCTCTATGGCCGCCATTGGCGTTTATTAATTTAAGTACATTATAATAAGAGATGTCACATTGTAATGATATGGCCCTGGATGACATTCCAGATCTATGCAACTTAATTATATAATCATTTGTAATGAGGTGTTTCATGCTATATTTTTGATTTCGAATTAATTATAATTTTACAGATAACCCCAAGGTCCAACGGTCTCACCGAATTTTCAAACATCGTACGTATTTCCTTCCGATCCATATGAACATGTTCATATAGCTCATTAAAGTCCTTCGTCACCCCACCGTCATATTCAAGCTTCGGCGGCACCGCATAATAGACCTTGAAATAGGGCGACAGCAGCTTATAGTTCGCCACCAAACTCACCAATCCTGGATCATCATTGTCCGGGGCTAAAATTACTCCATTGGCTGGGTTCAACGCCCGCAACTTCTTGACCTGCCTCTCCACTATCGAAGCCCCACCCGTAGCCACCGCCTGATCGCCCAGAGTCATGCTGCCAAAGATAGCCTCCGTCACAATCACATAATCACCCGGCTCCACCATATCAAAACCATACAGAAACATTCCCTTGCTCACCCCCACACTCTCGGGCGGAAAGCGGAAAGACTTGTTGAGACGATCTCTCTCCTGCCAATACACCAAAGAGCCATACTCAAAATAGGGCCAGACCACGTACATCGAGTGGTAAGACAGCTTATGCCGCTCCACCATTTCTAGCGTCACCCCTCTGGTCTGTAGCCACCCCAGCAGCCCTTTGGCGCACCCGTCCTGCTGATTCTCAAACAATAGCTTAGAGCCGGTAGGCAAAGCGACGCTGGTCTGGGCTTCCTCTTCTTTCTCCTCCTGCTCCTGCCGCCGGAGTTTACGATAGATAGAAGAGAGGCTTGTGTCTTGCCCACAGACCTCACGAGCCGCCTCCACGTAGGAGCAATTTCGATAGAGCTGCACAAACCGCAGGAAAGTGCAGCCCTTCCCACCAGCCCAGGTATCACCACGCCAATCGTGAAGCACTGCTTTTGAACAGCTTATTTCCAGCTTTTTACTATCGTTCTCATACCACGGATTGGCTATGAGCAATTCGTCGCCACCTTTCCGTGACTTATAATCGAAATTCTTGGTCACCCAAGCATAGATCTGTTCGGGAGTGGGTTTATGCATCTACAACCTGCTTGTGCGGGCAAGTACCCCCATTTATGCTTCTACCAACGTTACAATTAAAACACAATACTTGGAATCCAGCTGGGTATTTGTGTCGCTTCAGCCAACAATACATTGTACTACCACCACGCCTTTTGCCTAATAAACGACGGTGCTCAGCCCCATTGTTATGAATATGGTCAATAGTAAGAAATTGTAGAATAATCTCACCGCAGCAATTGCACCGAGACCCACCATACGCCGCAAACGCTGCAATTTTGCGGCGAAGGTCACGCGACTTAGTTGCCTTATTGTTATTCAGGGCACAGAGTGGGCAGCATTTTTTGCCTGGCTCGGCCTTGGTGCTCCCGCATTTAACACACATTCCATTTGCAAATCTAGATTTATATTGATTTTGCGCCCACTTTACCTTACTTTTCTTGCATTGCCTACATTCGACCCCTTCGCTACCTTTCTCGCGTGGCCTTCCACAGTTCATGCACAGGCCAGATGCCACCTTCTTAACACGCCTTTTGCGTGCTGACTCATTGTGCTTATCTTTACACAACACACACAACCGCCCCGAGTCAGCAGGATTGCGTCCGCAAAAACTACATAGTTTATTCTGTATTCTCAATAGCCGCCTATTTCGCAATGTCTCGTTGTGTCTATCTGCGCACTCGATACACTGCCTAAGCCCGTCACGGGCTTCATTCTTACGACAACACACACATTTCATATCATCACTCCAAATATATTAAGATATTTGACTGGAGTGGTGACGCTGATCGGCCATGTTTTTAGAATACGGCTAAACGATGCGGTTCTTCAGAATTCCGCCGCGATTAATGGCATTGAGTACCGCCGTCTCCGAGGTGTGAGTGGTCCTCTTGACTGCCACAACTGTTGGCCCATTATAATAATACGCCACCACATCATAGTTCATGGGAGCATTGTCCAGAGATGTGCCGGTGTAGATGAAAGCATAATACTCATCTGGGTTCAGCCCGAGCTTCCAAAGCATCTCCTGAATAGTCAGCGAAGTGAAATTCGCACGCGCAAATAGCTCTCGCTGCAACTTCAAATAGAGGCGCTCAGTGGCAGTGGCTTCAGATCCACAGACACATTCAAGCGTCTCCGTCCCCTGCTGAACGGTGATCAACTCCAACCACTGATTTTGCGCAACTGTAATCATCCATCATTCCGTTATCAACTGATCAAACGGGATTGTGCCAATCTTGGGCCTATTAATGTCGCGGCTGGTCACCAGAATCGAGGCAAAATCGACCTCGCCAGAGACGGCGATGTCTGAAGTACCGTCTCCATCGGCTTGCTCCTGAACCGATGCGAATCCTGTCGTCACCAACGAAGTTGTGCCATACGCCAGAACTGTTTCCAGGTACAGCACAATGCCATATGCATAAAGCGTCGTGGTGCCGTAGGAGGATACTGCTTCAGTATATCTGAACACTGGAGATATGTTGGCAGAGACTGTATCGCTACCGTCAGAGATGGATAATACCACGGTATAATGCGGCGTGGTTGTGCCCGATTTGGCATAAGTGTGTGAGCTGGAGTAGCTCCCCGATCTACCAGTAGACCATATCGTTGAATGCCCATCTCCCCAATTAATAGTAATGGTATAGATCTCGGTAGTACCAACATCGGTGAAGGTATAATTTAGAGCTGCAGCCCCAATGGAATTGAACACAACAAGCGAAGTGCTAGTGATTACCGGTGGCACATTCTGGACTTGCACAAAAGTGCCGTTGGTTGTGCTATTGTTGATGTCCTGAACGGTGGCCGATATATCAAATGAGCCACCCCTGGTATAAATGTGATAAAAGTCATAGGAGTAGTTCGGCGGGGCAATGGGAATATCCCGCATCGTGGCCGTATTATCCCCCCATTGCATCATTACTGTCTGATCGCGGTTTAGGGCATTGACCCAAGTGACTATAAAGTGGGCCAAAGACCCCTCAACTGGGATGCCATCAGGCGTGATTACAACATTGGCGATGGCCATTACGATACCCCGACGGTCACTGCATTCGGCGCGGTGAACTCCATGGAATCAGCAGCACTAATGCTGCGCGCAACCGGCAAGGCCAAAGCATACAAGAGATTTCCGGCAGTAGATGTATCCCAAAGACCGAGATGCGAAATCAGACCCCACTGGGCAGTCGCTGTAAAAACCGCCGTCGGGGCGGAGACCCTACGAATCCCATTCGCGACAGACGCAAACGAAGTCGCATGGACTCTAAAATATCCGCTAAGTGTTGGGGGCTCAGTCAAGGAAGACAATATGGTATCAACCGCGAGGCCCACCCCCATATACACGGTTGCCGGCGGAGTTAAAGTGCCTCCCTTGAACAAGAAATTTAGCACTCCATTTCGCAAATATGCACTAAACGCCCCGGCTAAGCCCAGCTCAAGCATTCCTGCATAAATCTTGAACATCGAGCTAAGAGCAATAAACTTAGGAATGGCCAACGGGCTATACCACAGCAGATTCCCAGTAGTAGATGAATTGAATAGGCCAATATACCTGGCCGTGCCCCAATTCGATAAAGCCGCCGCCCACGAAAGATTGCCCGTAGTAGCGATCGACCCATTAGAAGCCGAGCTGAAGCTCCCCGAGGGGGCTAAGACCCGCGTGTAGCCATTCGCGCCAGGAGTCTGAATCTCAGTATATGTGACATCATCGCTCACACCACTCAGAAGAGCCAGATAGGTGGGGCTAGGAGTATACGTACCCAACCCCAGCGTGTGCTTGATCAGCTCTTCCCGCAGATACGCAGTCATGCCCATATGCAACCCTACGAAATAGTTAGTATGAAATCACCACTAACCCTAGTGGTGCCATCCGGTAAAGTGGCCGTCACGCGGTATTTGTAAGTACCCTTAAGGAATGTCGAAGTATCGAGCAGATAGCTGATCACATAGGGATTGCTGCGGTATGCCCCCTGCCGCAACTTCAGGAAGCACGGGGCATCTTCGACAATAGACTCGCAGTTCTCAGTCCAAATCGAGACAGTATAAGTTAGATAGGGGATTAGAGGTGCCACCAAGTTGTAGTTATAATCGTACAACGGAAGCGGCATGATCCCAACTTCCAGAGGCCGCAGCTCCGGCTTGTGGAACTTGATGTCGAGCGGCTCAAAAGCGAACCGGATTGTGTCTAAACCACCGTCGGCGTACCAACCAGCAGGATAGACCCAAAACCGATTACACTGCTTCAGCAGTTCACTGGTGTGGCCGGACAGGGGCTCAGCCACTGGACTGCCATACCAATACCATTGGTCGAAATAGATATCAGGAACCACCGCGTCTATTGGGACAGTCCAGTTTAGGGTAAACTTCCCGGCACCCGAGGTGACGAGCGGCGATGGATAGCCAGACTCTGATGGGTCCACTATATCAATGGCATCTACAATATTGGCGTCGGCCACGGAGCCACGATAGATTTCCACTCGGTAGACGGCAAATGGGTTGGCCGCCACGCCCCCATTATAGAAGTCTGAGTTAAGGGCAACTACTTCTCCGCGCCGAGCCGAGATGCGGTTATAGATAGTCATACAGCTCCTCTTTAGAGTATGTTTGAATTGCTATCTAGATGGCAAACTCGGCTTGGGTACGGACGGCCTTGATGGCATAGACGGCGCGGATTGTTTGGAACGCCGCTCCTGCTCTTCGTTATACTTATTGATTCGCTTAATCCACCATGAGCGGTCTTCAGCAGTTAGGGAATCTATCTCTGGGAAAGATAAATTCCCATGCGTCTTGAGCTGGAACATCTGCTCAAGCAGATGCTCGTACTCGTTCTCTAATTCACTCGGATTTTCGACTGCCCGTTGGGCGAAAGAAGCTTTCCGTGATTGGAAGCTCCGTTCTGGACTCATTGCCGCAATCGGGACATTCGAGCTGAATCGTCGTGTCGATTCCTGGCGAGTAATCCTTCAAGTACTGCCGGATGGTCGAGCTGTCCTTGGCGTGCAGCTTCTCCACCAGCTGCTTTAGCCGAATGCGATCCTTCACTTCACCCGACATCCCCTCCCCGCCAAAGGACTCAACAATCAGGGCCAGGTTCTCAGTCACAGTCTGGTCAATGATAATCTCACGCTGGCGTCCCGGCCCAGAAGCAACATTGGCCCCATGAGCACGTTTATTGAATCGCACCCGGTTGGCCATGAAAGTCAAATCCTTACCACGCATGAACCGGACTTTCACCCAGACCTTCTTCTTGAGGCTCTCAGAAGTGTATGGCAACTCGACCTTAAACGGCTCAAGGCCAATGGACATGTCGGGGTATTTGGTCGTGCCGGCCAATTCATTGAGATCATACTTGTGGGCGCTGCTGGCTTCGCAATTCGGACACTTCATCACAAATTCATAGATGTTACCGTGCGTCATCCCACGCAAAGCATAGAGCAAGAAGACCCGGTCACCTACCAGCAGCTCACTCTGATCGAACCCATCTGGCAGCTGGATACAGTGATTAAACAGGTAATCAATCGACTGACCAGAAGAGGCTAACCGCTGAGTGGCCAAGATCTTCTCGGCATGGATACCCATGGCCCGGATCTTGACCACCCCACCAGGCAGCTTTTCACCATAATAGACACCCCGGCTAGGAAGTCCGATTTCCTCCCAGGGAATCCACTCGTCCTCAGAAGTAGTAACGATCTGCTGAAGAAGCGATTCGGCAGTCGTCAGCCCTTCCGTCTTCTTGGAGAGGTCTGGCGTAGCCGAATTCATGTCGGAGACCTTGGCCGGGGCCTTAGCCGAAGCGGCTGGATTGTCCAGATCGACCACTTCTTCTCTGGGTGTGCCGGGTGTGCCTTGCTCAGTCATACATAACCTCCATTTCTGCTATGTACGTTTGAGCAGCGATTCGATCTTAAGCGTTGCTGTTAGAGAACTCCGCCCAGGAATAGGCAACTGTGACATTGGCGGTATTTATCCCACTGGTTTCATAGGTCAATTTGCTGAAGTTAATGCCCTTGATCCAGCTATTCTTCAACGACCATCCGTAGGCGAAGCTATCATCGGCGTAAAGGCCATTAATCGTGGTCTCAGCCATATATTCATCAGCTGGCCTAATACCACTTGTAGAATTCCACACTTTCTTCTTCAGATCCTCTAACTGCTTGCCCAGTCCGTCGGTATCATAAAATGCTAGCTTGATGTCTTCCCATTTTATGGACTTTGCAAACTCATATGTAGTATGCCCAGTCTTTACCGTTTCTGCCTCAATTGCGAACCCTGGAAAATTTGCTTCCTTGAGGTAGATCAGCGCCCCAGCCGCGCCGCCGATGATGATAGGGCTACCAACTAAGTTGGTTACATCCCAAGTATAGGTGTATACTACCAGCGCTGGGGCAGCTGGCTGCTTGTCCTGCATATGGGTCGGAGCTACCTTGAATCCAGGCATTTATCTTACCTGCACTTCGCCGCCACGGACATCTTCTTCTTCACACGCGTCATATTGAAACGTTACACCTATCGTGGAGATTGCTGTATCAGTATATGTAAATTCAGCTGGGTCGATCTTACTGGGCCATACATTATATAGGGTATATTTATGGTATCTGGACCCCAACCCATCCTCAGTATAAATTCGGCAAGTAGTTCTGAAGTTTATCCCCGCCGAATTGTTCCTAACTACTAGCTTATTGGTCGTATACTCCATCACATTCGACCAATAGATCCAGATTGCTTGAGCTGTGGCGGTATCCACCCCATCAATGACTTCATAGAACTTTACATTAATGGGATTCCACTTAATCTTACCAGGCAGGTTTATCTTAGCCTGCTTATGGTGCATATACTGAACTTCAAACTCTGGAGAGGGCCGCTGCACTGAGAGGGCGTAGAGAGCCACGTCGATCATTGGGCCGATGGAATCGAATTGTAGGGTCCAACGGTAGACACGGGCGGTCTCGGAGGTGGCCTTAGGCCCAAACCCTTCTCCATTTATGATGAAACCCGGCATTTTTCACCAAAAATTTGGGCATCGAGGGCGTCTAGCCATCGATGCCCATTTATTTATCGAGGGCCGCCAATCTGGACGGTTTATAGTACCTTCACAGCGCGGTCGAACCGGTACTTGACCTCAATCAGCTGCAGCTCCGTCGAGGTGTAGTCAATGGCACCCCAGTTCATGTTCTGCGGCCAGCCATTGTAAATCGCCCAAGTCTCGTTGGGGACTCCCTGACCGTCTTCCATGTGTAGGTTGACCGTCTGAGCCTTGTAGGCCTTAGGAGGCTGTACAGAGGCGGCACCACCCGGCTGCTGGTTCCCGGTCAGTGACATGCAAACCGTCATCCACTTCCACATGGCTGCGGAAACGTCGGGATCCTGCTCCACATCATAATAGGTCATCCCAACCGATTCCCAGCTGTGCTTGCCAGCGAAGTAGACCTGTTCCTGATTGTGGTGCATCACAGGCTCTTCGAAGGTCAAGTTGGGCCGGTTCGCCTTTTGCAGGACCAGCATCACTGGACCCGACACGCTGGGGTGCCCTTCGAAGGTCCACCGGTGAGTACGACGGACTTCCGACAGGGAATTGGGTCCCCGACCTTCGCCGTGAATATTGAAGCCAGGCATTGAAAACTCCTTGTCACAGCCGCTTGGCGGCTTAGGCTGACACTACACCACCAGCCACGAGGATCTCCTGCGCCCCGAAGCTAGCCCCGGTCCGCAGAATCACCAAGTTCAGGACGATGAATTCTGCGGAGCGGTTGGGCTTGATGAACACCGAAACCCAGAGTTCGTTCCGATCGATTCTCTCCGGAGTGTTGTTAGTCTCGTCGCAAACCACTTTGAAGGCAGTCAGGCCACGCCGCGCTGCCACATCACCCAGATATGGTTCGATCAGGTTCCGGATCTGCGCCCGCGTCGAGCCGTCATTGAACTCAAACACGAAGTTACGCAACGTCGAGGACAAATTCTTCTTCAGGGAGATACACAGCATCCGGACGTTGACCCGGTCCAGAGCCGTGGATTGCCGCTGCAGCGTCCGCTGGCCCCATACCGTAATGCCCTGCTGGATGAAGTTCACGATGGCGTTGACCGCATTGCCGCTGCCGTACAGAGCGTCACGCTCACTCTGAGTGGGATTGTATTCCACATCCAAAGCCGAAAGCACGCTGCCACGGTTCAGGCCAGCGGGAGCATACCACTGTTCCGCCACCCGATCTGTACGGGCAAAGACCGCCGCGATGTGGCCGCTTGGCGGAACCCAGATGGTCCCACCATTGTACTGATCGCTAATCTTGAGCCAGCTCCAGTACAGGGCCGCATAGCTGGTATTCAAGGCCGTTGCCAGATCGCTGGTTAACATCCCATTGTGCCAATCGATCACTTCCTGTGGCCGCAGACCAACTGGCGGATCGATCAGGTACAGGACGTCGCCACGGTTTTCGCAGAACTGAATGCCCTGAGCCAGCACGGGACCGCTCGAGAATCCGGGGGTAGCCAAGAGGTTGAAGTCGAACGCTTCTGGATTCTGCAGGGCGTAGATGCCAGTGGAGAGAGCCGGGTTACCGATGACCTTCTGGTCCAGGTAGATGCTGTCTTCGGTTTCCGTCGGGATCCCGTTTTCGCCGCCCACAAAAGCCGTATTGGTGAATGGGCTTGGATTCCGTACATCAACCCCAAGGTAGGAAGGACGAGCTTCCCACTGGAAGTAAGTATTGCCAGTCACGCCGCCAATTGGGCTGCCGGCATTGACCACATTGCCAATATACCGGGTGGCGGCTGGATCAAAGCTGACATCCTGGGTCACATCAACGGCCATGCCGTTGCCATCCTTCACCGTGACCTTGTACCGTCCCGCCACATCGCCCACGCCCTCGGTGAACACTTCCAGCGAGATGGTGTAGCCACTGGACCAAGTCCCAGCATATTTCGCCACGACCCAGCCCACAATGTTGTCATAGTAAGCGGAGTCGGTGACGCACTGAGTCCCACTGGGGGCATCGATACAGGACTGGGGAGTGGTGGGATCGCCCGAGTTACCTTCAGGGAGCCAGAGCCGTGCGTCGGTGAAGGTCCGGTAGATGGAGGTGTACGGCGGCAGGATGCCGATTTCGTTGGCAAACTGCATAGTCTCGAAGTGGCTGTAGCTGGCCAGAAGCTTCAGCTGATCGGTCATTCTGGCGTCGGAGGTCTGGACCACCACCAGCTTATCGCCGCCTGGGATGGTCAGAGCGAATGCGGTGAAATAGTCGGTCCCGCCGTAGTTGGAGTTCGCTTCAAGAGCCGCAGCCAGGGTGGTTGCATCCGTCCCCGAGACCGCAGGAACCACGAAGTTGAACTCAACCGTGTTGGCCGACCCAATGCAGTCGAGAACGACGCGGTTGTTCGAGCTGGAGAAGTTGTAGGGGCCAGCATTGGTGCCCAGAAGGTGGCTGCGGGGGATATCATAGGTGTATTGGGCCACGCCGACTTCAGCACAAAAGGCACAAGTCCCAGCCAGCTGAATCCAATCGCCGACCGTATCGGTTTGGAGAGCCACCACTTCCACGCCGTTGGCATCGAAAGAGGTAGTCGCAGCCAAAGTGGTTACGCCGAGCACGACGTTAATGGCATTGATCAAAGTCGTGTTGGAGGAGTAGGTGGCCGCAGGCACTACCACGCTGGTAACTGCCCCACCGTCGACTTGGTAGGTCAGGGTGCGGTTGTCGGGTTTGGAGGTGATCACCAAGGTGTCATTCACACCAACCTGGGTAGCATTGGTAATGGTCACAGTGAAGGAAACCCCGAGGCTTACGCTGTTGAGGGCCAGATTGATTTGGTTGCTGACAGCCCCAGTGGTGGTGAAAGTGCCAGAGGCGACTTCATCACCTGAGCTGTTAGTGACCACGTAGGTGGCTCCGTCCCACAGGTGGGTGCCGGGGTCGCCAGTAATGGTAAGGGTGAAGACATCGTCAAGGCAGCCGCTGTACAGAGTCGCGCCACCCACAAAGGAAACAGTAGTGGTGACTGCGCCGACTGAGGGATCGGCAACTTCGGCGTCATTCCAGGATCCGGCAGTGCTGAGGGCTGCGTGCAGAACAACGGGGGCCGGATTGCCACCAGTGCCATCGCCAACTGGGCGGAATTTGACACGGCCAAAATCCATGCCCTTGAAGACTGGGATGCGGCCCCAACCCTGCTTGCGTGTACCGGCAGTGTCGATAGCAATCGGCTCTAGGGTGCTTTTGATGCCGTTGTAGTACTCGACACCTACACGGAGTACATAGCAGGAGTTGCCTTCCTCAAGATACGCCAGGGTGGCATACCCTAGGTAGCTAGTCGGGAACGGATCCCCGAAGGTGTCAACGAACTGCGCAGCACTGGTGATCAGCGTGGGCACATTGAGAGGGCCTTTGCTGGCGGCACCAATGAAAGCTGGCCTGAGCGTCCCCAGGTTGCTGGGCAGAAGGCTGAGGTCAATCTCTCTGGTAAATACGCCTGGGCTTAGGAAGACTGCCATTGGTAGCTCCTGTTAATTTTCGCTGCCTTATATTTGAGTGATGACGGTAGATTTAGATTATTCTTCGACTACCGCGATATCACCACGGCCTTGGCAGTTCTTGATCTGAGACCAATTCAAAAAGTTGCGCGGTACTTTGAGCGACTTACCAGGCATTAGCCGAAACTGCTGCTCTTCATAGAAGAAGTCACCATTCGGCGGCTTAACTTGGATCGGGATGCACTGCCGTGTGCGATTGGTGATGTGGATGTTGGAAGTGGTTTTATTAGCCATTAGAACCTCCTGGCTCTGGGTAAAGACAACTTCTTATTTACACTCGTCTATTTAGCATTTCAGATTCATCAGCAACAACTTTACCCAGAATCACCGGCATAATCTTCGGCGGAATCGATAGCCAAGCCTCCGCCGTATACACCACCTCATACTTTACCTTGGCGTATTGCTCCGAGGTAGCTTCCTTCTCGCTGGAATCAGCCGAAGAGTCCATCTTCATCTGCACGCATCCCACCGAAATCCCGTCAGAAACCCGCAACTCGGCTAAAGGATTGAAACGCGTCAGCATCTGATATAGCACATACTCAGCGTCACGCTTGTGCTCGGCCCAGATGCTAATGGTGTAATTCACATTATAAGGAACCGGACGATAGAACGCTGCCGCCATGGTCCGCTGCCGATTCACAAACCTCTTATGCAGATTGCGATATGGCGGCGAAAACTTCTGCGGATTATAAGTGTGGCCAGTGCGGCTAATGGAGATCACCGGCAATTTTACCCGGCCATGCTTTAAATCTTCAGTCCAGACTTGCAAGCTGGTCCGCATGCCAGCTACCTTGGCACGAGCGAAGCGATATGAATCTTTTGACGGCACTCTGATGTCTGACCAATAAGCCTTCATCCCGGCGTCCAAATAGTGAAAGGCCGCGTCGATGGAGTCTTCCACATAGCCTGGCTCGACCCGGCTCTGCTCCCACTGATTAGGAACTCTACCGCTTTGGGCATCAGATAGCTGATACGCAGCTACCGGCACCATAGGGCTAATGGGATTGTTAATAGAGCCGCCTGGCACCTGCCCGGCCACAACGCCCCTGGGCACGTTTTCAAAGGTGAAAGAACTACCAAATTGATGAATCACTTAAGCACCGTCGGGAAAAGAGCCTTGGCCCTGGTAATCAGTTTGAGTTTGGATGCCTCCGCCATTTCGCTGGCTGGAATGGTAATCTCATATCCATCTTTATCTTTCCGCTCAGTCACCTGAGGATGGACTTTGCCATTACCCATAGTCTCCATCATCTTGACCATTTTCTCCGCAGACTCCTTCAGCTTCTCCATGGCCTTTTTGCGGTAGAATTCGGCCACCGCCTTCTGGCGGTTATTGTCTGCGAGATCATTCCGTACAATCTTAAACATTATTTATGGTCAATATCGATGGTTTCGTCGTTGGTGATATTCTCAACTTGGCACGTCCAGTACAGCCAGTTATACTTGAAGTTGCCAGCGTCGGCGGCATTCAGAACACGATAGCGATCCGGTTTGATCCCACTCCCACCATAGGGTAGCTCAATGATATCGCCGATGCGGATCATTCTCTGCCCAAACTCCTTGAAGACCTGCTCCTTACTAAATGAAACCTTGGTTTGGTTGGGCGCGTCCACGCCCCAGGGGGTAAGCTGAGCCTCAATCGGCTGAGGGGCGAACCAGGCCTTAAGATGGTGCCCAGACCCGTAAGTGGGATCGGGATCTTCCTCCCACACATCATCATAATGCTCGCTGCTCGTGCGTGGATAGACTGTAACATCCCCGCCAGCAATATTCACGATTTCTTTGGCGATAGATCCAGCCAGAATATGATCCGCACTGCCTGCGTCATGTAGCTGGATTAGAGGGTGCTCCTGCTCCATATCCGACCTAGCCTGTAAGCGGCCCTGGCTCGGAGCTACCCTTGTTGCTTCAGAATCTTGCGAGAAGCGATGGATCATTTACTTCTCCAGGCGCGGTCTTCACTCTGCACTTGGCAAGGATCAGCCGCGAACGCATCGCAATTAGCATTGATCAAAGCCTCCTCATCCTCGGTGGCACCACGCGCCAAACCCCGGATAATTGAATAGTAATCCGTGAGAGGAGCGCAAGGGCAAGTTTGGTCCACCGCCGGAAGGACCAGTAGCCTTCTATTTCCTGTGAATCCCATGTTGGGGAGAAGCTCAATATATGAGCCTGGGATAGCCTCAAGGATATCGTTCACATCAGCGATTGATCCCTTGCATAAGCCTTGTAGGCGGATTTGGTTATCCATGGTCACGGAGGTAATGGTGGTCGAAGGCTCACACCCTGGAACTAAAATGCTACCACCATTCGGGCTTTGAATGACGTTGAACTTAATGCTCTTAGTGATCATATTAGTACCGGTAAATCATGCTGGCATAGGGGTCATCTGACAACAGTAGGGCTTTCTCGTAAACCTCTTTCTGCAGCTCATACCCCTTAGTCTTCATGGCATCACCATCCAGTGTCAGAGAGCCACCATCTGGACTTGGGATGCCACCGAACTTCCCACGGGCGTTGCCGAGCATGATCATGGTCTCGGCTAGCATAAGATCATACACTAGCAGTTTGTTGGCCGGCGTACGCCATGTTGAGATCGCTGGGATATAGATCACGAAGACTGGAAACGATCCCTTGGGCGTGGGATATAGCCGGATCTTATTGTCGCCCAAACACTCCCAGTGACCCTCATTACCCAAAATGCGTTGGCTGAACCGGCGATATTGTTGCAGTAGTGTGTAGTCAGTAAGGATGGTCTGGATGCCAGTGATGTTTCCAATGTTTGCTGCGATAGACTTGGGGATACCGAGTCTTCGCCGATTTTTGTCCATTAAATCAGAATGCGGTGGAACCGAACCACAAGATCGCAGGCACGCTTCTTCCCATGATTTCCCATGGTTAGCATCACCAGAAATAAAGTGGGCCATTTCGTCAGCCACAACATCGCCGGCGGCAGCAGTACAAAATTTATATTGTGATAAGAATATCTCCCCCGTGTTTAAGTCAGTAAACGCTCCCACATTTGCAATTGGAGCGAGCCTTATTTTTAGATTTCGGTATAAATTTGCATTTGTAGTAACATCCTGCTCTCTGGGAATAGGCATAGTGGTGTTCATGCGATACCTCGCTGAGTTCTTCTTTACTTTTGAACCATAATGTATAAGTTGTCTCTGGCTTAAGAGCTACCGGATTAACAAACTCAATCATGTTGGCATTAAACCCACCCAAGAATAATTCGTACCCAGCTTCACGCTCTTGTGCTGTCACTCCACGAAATTTTGCCCCAGCGTTTTTTGCAGCTTGAGATGCGTATAGATATTTATCTAGTGGTATCATGTTTTCGGCTGGTTTGACTTCAATCCAACAATCTCCATTCGGTGATTGCACCGAAAAGTCCACAAAATACGTTCTTTGTTTGCCAGTTAACCTGTCAGCATATGGCACTCTAATTAGCTCATAGTCCCAATTCTCAACAGATGTGTCGCTATCGAGTAGCAAAGCATAAGATAGCTCGTGAAGCGACTTGAAAAGATGAGGTCCATATCCATATCGTGACTTAGCTTTGTTGATTTTCTTGATGGTTTCTGGATTACACCCTGGGTGCCTATAACCAGTCTTCAACAAATACCTAAGCTGCATAGCCGCCGCCGCATGCTTGGGAGGCTTCTTTAGACCATATTTTCGAATTTTAGACCGGACAGTGTTAAAATGCAACCCCAACGATTCGGCTATGGTCTTTGCGTCTTTGTTCGCAATCAAGTATTCATTATATAAATATTTAGGGGTTAGAACTGATGTGTCTTTTCTGGTTTTAATAAACTCGGCATAGGCTATAGAGCTGTGGTTATGAAGCGAGGTATCAACACCCAACTCCTTTAACTTACGTTTAACTGTTATTGGTGCACAACCGAATTCGCTTGCGCATTGCTTTAAAGTATGAGATGTGAAATACGCAACAAGTCGTGAGCAATCAATATTCATATACTATGTTTGATTGCCCATTGTGTTATTAATATATTAATGCACCAGTATCGGCTGGCCACCATGGCATCCGTAAAAACAATGTGCACCAACCACATATATTGTTGTGGTCGGCCCAAACCCAGCGGCCTTAACGTTTAAAATCTTGTTCTTGCAACCAACACCAATCGCCTCCCCAGTCACCGCTTTGGCTTCAACCCAATCATTGATCATGTCGTCGATACCATTGATTTTGATTGGGTGGTTCGGAGTGCACTTTAGCAGGCCACCCTCGTACACAACCTCAACCAGTTCTTGGTCTTGTTCGTGACGTTCTAAGATTAATTTGCGAGGTCCATATGGCGTTTTGGCTTTGAATTCGGGCTTCCACTCAGCCAAGTCCACAAGCACCCCATCGTCACGCAAAACCATCATCCCATCAGCAAAACAGAACAAGAAGCTCTCGGCCCCGAACACGTCGCCAATATTGGTTGAAACTGGATCCCAAGCCACTTCTTGGACCCAGTAGGCATCATTGGGGAGTGGGTAGGTACTCACCAACGGGGTGCTGTAGAAAACGGCGAAACGCTGCTCTTTGGAGAGATAGTGGGCGATGAAGTTGCCCGTGGTCTTGAGCACGGTCTCCCACTGGTCTTCGCTGACTTCTACTTCTACGGAGGATAGACCTAATTTGGATAGGACATACTTTTTGATTGGTTCGCTGTCAACCTTCAAAACGTACGGCAGTTCAGACGGTCCCAGAATAGCCATAGTTACCTCCGCTTTATGTTTGCAACGCGAAACTCAGCGGCTAGGCTGACCGGATTATAAGGGGAAGTGCATCCCGCCGTGCCCGTAGATGACCCCGCCGACATCCATCTTGATCGTCTGCACGTCCACAGAAGTAATGGCCGCTTCAAGCGATGTCTTCAGGGCTTTGCACGCAGCAGCGTTAGCAGCACTCGGCATGGTGTCAGTACTATACCCCTTTGGCCCAGATGCGGGACCCTTCCAAACTTTCCCCACACTAATTAATGTCTTTTCGCCGTAGGGCACCGCGGCGCTGTCGTCATCGTAGAATCCCACTACGGTCACAGTGTCAGGAAATTCGCCCATTTGCGGCTTAACCGAGACAGCATTAACGGTGCTCGCCAGAGAATCAGCATCTACTGCCAACCCCCAATGTACTGCCCCACCAGGCGCTGCCATATTGATGCCAGGGCCAGTGCCAGACTCATTTTCGAGTGTGGTATAGAGATCGCCCCAGATGAGGTGGGCAATCCGCTCGCGGCTGCGCACGATCTCAAACCGTTTCCCGCTACCCCGTTCCGGTACGATCTTGAAATAAGCCACGAATGGGATTCTATTCATGTTTCGTCTCCAGTACAATATATTTGCATAATCCCATATTAGGCGTTCTCGATGGGAGGATCCAGCGGGGGAGCGTCGGCGGCTTCTTGGAACAGATCGCCACCGACACTATTTGGCTGCTCTTCTACGAACTTGTCTGCACCCACTTCAAAAATAGTGACCTTACCAAAGGTGGCTGGATCATTGGGGCCAACCATAGCCGATAGGTCTTTCTGAGCTGCAACATCCACAGTAACTGGAAGGCCACGGTTTCTGCATCTTGACATATTGCACCTCTGATGATATTTTTGCATAATCCCCAGATACACCAGTGGCCCGGAATTCCGGGCCACTGGCTGGGGTGTTTCTGAAAAGCCTGCTTGGTTAGGCGTTTTCGACTGGCGGAACGATTGGGGCTGCAGCGGAGGCTTCGGCGAAGAGGTCGCCGCCCACGCTGGCCGCCTGTTCCTGGACGAACTTGTCGGCACCAATCTGGAAGGTCTCGACCACGCCGACCAGAGTCGGGGCGTTGAGGCCAACCATCGCCTTCAAATCCTTCTGCGCCTGGAGGCCAACGGTGACCGGCAAGCCACGGGTAGCTCCCGCGCTGGCATGGCCCATGAACGGGCTGAAATCGGTCACAGTGGTAGTCCGGCCATTGTACTGGGTCCGGAATTCCGACCCTGGGACAACCAGGATCAGCTTACGCAGATGTCCGGTGAGGTTCTTGATCGAGTCGCCGCGGAGGTACTCACGCTGCGAACGAACGGTGCGGAAAATGTGAATTGCTGTGTTTAGGGGTTGGTCTGCCATGATCTTGCTCCTTTACTCAGGCATGTCCTTTACTCAGGAAACACTCCATAAATACTTTTGCCCGAAACCCGTACTCTTGCAGTATTTAACCCAGCACGGAGGACCTATGCACGACACATACCAGTCACCCCTAGTCACCCGCACCGCATCTACAGAAATGTCCCACATCTGGAGCGACAATAACAAATTCAAATTATGGCGTGGACTATGGTACGAGCTAGCCGCCGCTCAAGCCGCCCTCGGGATTCCCATTACCCCAGCTCAATTGGCAGAGCTCGCAAAGGCCATCAATATCCCCATTAACCACGCCAAGGCTGCAGAGTACGAAGCCAAAACCAACCACGATGTCATGGCCCACATTAAACTGCTCGGAGACGACGCCCCCTCTGCGGCTGGCATTATCCATTTGGGTTCGACCAGCCAATTCGTAGTCGACAACGCCGACTCGATCAGAATCAGATCATCCATCCAACTTATATTATCTAAACTGCGCAGCCTAGTCATATCAGTAGGCACCTTCGCCCAAGAACACCGCAGCGTCGCCACTTTGGCCTTGACCCATTTCCAGCCAGCCACGCCGACCACAGTCGGACGCAGAGCCGCATCGTGGTCATATGGTCTATACCTAGTTTACACTGAACTGCTCGCCAAATTCCAAAACTTGCGAGCACTCGGAGCTAAAGGCGCGACCGGGACACAAGCCTCCTTTCTTGAACTATTCAGCGGGGATAAGGAAAAGGTTGATGAACTCGACCGGCGTGTCTGCCGGGCGATCGGTTTCGATGAAATCTACATGCTCAGTGGCCAAACCTATCCTAGAGTAGATGATAGCGTTCTTACCTGCCTGATCGCAAATTTGGCCGCCGAATGCCAGAAAATCACCACCGACATTCGGCTCCTCAGTGGTAAGGGAGAGATGGCCGAGTCCTTTTCTAAGGATCAGGTGGGCTCGTCCGCAATGCCCTATAAGAAGAACCCGCTCACGTGTGAACGTGTCTGCGGCCTATCCAAATTCATCATCGGCCTAGCAACTTCCTCTCTCTTGGTTACAAGCGAGCAATGGCTTGAACGCACCCTCGATGACTCCAGTGCCAGGAGATTAATCCTTCCAGAAGCCTTCCTCGCAATCGACGGCATCCTCGAGTCTATGAATAAGATCTTCAAAGGTCTAGTCATCAACAAACGCGTAATTCAAGCACACCTGATGGATGAAATCGGATTCCTGGTCACTGAGAAAGTGCTAATGATCGCCTGCAAACACGGAGCTGACCGCCAGAAAGTACATGAGGCCATCAAGCAATGCGCCCTAAGCTGCCAAGGCGACACCTTCCTCCGGGAATTGCAAAAATTGCCAGAATTGGCCAGCATCGATATCGCCAAAGAATGCGCCGCCAGCAGTCTAATCGGCCTAGCCGAGGAGCAGACCATAAGATATTACTCATTGGTTATTACTCAATTGGAAGGGATCAAGATTTAAGGCAGGCCTTAACCCACTCGATTAATGCTTCCGGTGTGCTAGTCTCGCGGAATAGTGTTTTAGCATTCTGCCCAATCTGGATACAAGCCTCTCGGTTGCGGCGGCACCATTCCACCTTCTCTACCACATCTGAATAATCTGGCCTACACTCGACATAATGTACACCAGGCTCGATCTTCTTCCAATAAGGCAGAACAGTAATAAGACGCGGCGAAATAGTGCAGCACCCAAACCCCATATATTGAGCCTGGCCACGATCCAACATATCGTTGCGTGCTCCCGGAGCGAAAACATGCACCAGAGCTTGGTTGATCATTCCCCAATAGGCAGACTGGCTCATAAGTGTGGTAATGGCTTGCGACCCATATCGAGCTTTTAGGAGGCCTTGTAGCTTAATTCTCCGCTCCTTAGCCCCACAGTATGGCCGCTGCATGGACAGAACCTGTCCGTCGCCCCGATAGCTGATGGAATTGGATAGTGAATAATACTGAGGCCAGTCATAGAAACTTACTGGTGAGAAGGGAAATAATTTCCCGGTGCGTTGGTGGACGCCTTCCGAGAAATGGAACTTAAAACACGGCTCTGGATACTCACCAGTTGGCAAAAGATCCCAGCAATCGAAGAGGATTTTCACACCATCGATCCATACCGCGTAGGTGCACATGCCGACGGTCGAGTCGCCTATAAACTCAATAGTATACCCAAGATGCTTAAAAATATCCAACAGATACTTAGGATGGATCTGGTAGTATTTGGCCGGCGTGGTGGCCCTAGGGAATCTTATGGCCGGCATGCTGCACCAGATTCTTAATATGTTGCTTGCCCATGGGACCAGTCCAATGCATCACCAGCGCAGTAGGGTCATCGCCGGCAATCCGCAGCCTATTATATTGTTGCGGCAAAGTTGTCACTATCGCTTTAGATCTTGCCAATAGAGCCGCTAAGGCCTCCTGGTCACCTCGCTCCGCAGTATTTAGGCACTCTGCCGCCCACGACTCGACCAGCGGCTCACCATGCTTCGCTACGATCACCCCACTATTAAACGATCCTTTGGCCCAGCGGTTAAAAGGATCAGGCACAGCCGCCATTCCTGTAGCGTACTCAAACAGCGGGTCCAATGGGCCACGAATTTCGCAGTCAGTATCCAACCAAATGATACGCTCAAACTTAGCCAATAGAATGGCGCTGGGCTTCTTGAACCAGTTCAGCCGCATCGGGAAATCAATGCTGGCCACTTCGGCAATCCCGCTACACCACTTGCGCATACGTGCCGACATGCCGAAATCCGCAATCAATAGCGGGTGTCGGTTGTGTTTGTGATAGTTAAACCACCACCACGGCAGCATCCACTCATGGCTGGAATCGCATCCAGTTACTATGCCAGATTGACCATTGCTTGGATGAACCCATTTAATTATTGGTGCGGCCATAATCTTTTTGCCATCCCTGGAATAGACGCCCGCCATTCGTCCACGGAATTATTGCGAACTACCACTATGGCGGCACATGATTTTTGATATGACTTGATGGCGTCACCTATTTTCCCAGCATACTTCTTAATGATCTCGGCATTACCCAGCCTGCTGGCACAAATGCTCTCTGGCGTGGCGATCCAAATAGCTACGACCTTGTGCTGCTTGGCCTTGGCCACCCCGATCATTGTATTGAGGCTATTGGGACTAGTCCCGCAAGTATCCAAAACCACAGCGTCGTCAGTCGCCAAGCTGGGCAATAGGCCGGTCACCTTCTCAAGAGCATGCTCCCACGCCGCGATCTGATATTCAGTGCGTTCCTGGGCGGGCAGCTTCTCAATATTGGGTGGGTACCAGTCACTGGGCCTAACCACCACCATGCTCTTGAAGCCCAACTCAGTATGCTGCTGGAACATCAAATCAACAAAGGTCGATTTGCCAGATTTAGGGAAACCAACCATAACAATCAAACACATTTTATGCCCCACTTTCTGGCCATTAAATGGTATTTACATTTCAATAATAGCCGCAATAGTTTATGGGCATCATTGCCACAAATAGCATATCCATATTTTCGGCCGCGCCCAGTTACAGCCCTTCTTTTAAAACCAAGCCCGCACAGCCGATCTCTAATCCACCCAATAAATTGGCTTGATCCGGAGCACAATCTAATCCTCATCACATGATATTGCCGACCTTTACTTTTAATGGTTCTTATGTCAACATTGCCATCACCTTCAATTATGCCAACATATAATTGGCAGAACTGCCGATCGGACAGCGCATCAAGTCGATTGGTCGGCTTAAGTTTAAGCGATTTGCGGGGCACAAACCCCCACTCACCTAACACAGAAGCGTTGTCTCTATCAATCGATATTATTAATTCATCAAGCTTCTTTCTCTTGCTCGAATAGATTTTGGCTGTAGGTTGGATTATATCCCTAAAGAATTCGAGCACATACCTATCATTCCTATGGATTGATAATTTAATATCAATCCCACGATCTCTCATGCCATAATGCTTATATCTAATGCATCCATCTGTCAGCATCCATCCGAGCCAATATAGAAATAAAGCATTTGTTTTCTTAATGAAGCCCCAATTTCTCGCCACCTTATCTTGCGGCCTCAACAATTTACATCCACTGCGCCGCAATAAGGCCTGCATCCCATTCGGCTTATAGCCGTATTCTTTAGCTAACTGCCTAGCAGATACCCCATCGTTACATTTTTGAACAATTTTAGACACCAAATTTGGGCTTAGTCTCACCAGCGATTGTGCTGATGTACGCGGGTGCCCATATTTTTTAATAGTTCTATACACCGTTGCTGGGTGTATCGACAATGCCCTAGCTATCTTCTCATACGATAATCGTTGAGTTTCATATAGCTCGAATAATTTTTGGCGTACTTCTGGCTTCATAATTTAGTTTTGCCTACAAATAGGCAATCCGCCCGCTACCATCACGATAAGCATGGCGTTCAAATACGGGCGTATAAAGGTGCAGGCACACCCCCAGCCAGAACTGCCCTAAATCGGCTCGGCTTAACGATCAACTTCGAGCCAGCCCGCCGCAGCCCCCCAACATTCTCTTTACTAAGCGTCTGCACTCCCATGATCTGCTGGGTAGGAAGCATCTTGGTAAAAAGATCGCGCAGCATTCCCGGCCCAAGGAACTTATTAACAGATACCTGCACATCCACTAAATTGCCAGCCTCATCGAAAAAATACTGGGCCTGCTGTAGACCCACAACCCCCATCAACTGGGCCAACCTGGGAAGGACATCAGATAGGATGTTATTGTGCTTGGTCGGGTCATATTGTGTCCGCCCGCCGCTCCAATCGCCAATGACCAAGCCGACTTCGCCATCTGCTAATTTAATTAAGAGTGAATACCCAGGTTTATACTCCGCGATGAGATAGCAGTACACACCCACCACTTCGGGGCAGTCAGCAATCCCCCTAATAGTTGGGTATGGCAGCAGCTTGGGCATCTCAAACATACCACACTCCAACCTTGTCTTGCTGCAGAACAGCGTAGGTGCCAGGGACGGCCCCCTGGATTTCACCAACGCTCATATCAACAGCTTTGCTCAACATTAGCCCAGGCGGCGTCATCACCAACAGCTTAATCATTCCATCGCGAACTACTTGTAGCGTCCCATCTGGGCGCATGAGATTGATCACTCCGAACCACTTGGTTCGAACAATCCAGCCGTGGCGGATGATAATATCACCTATCTTGGGTTTCCACTCTGATAGGGGCTTGAAATGGATCAGTGGCAGCTTAACGTCTTTATCCATGCGATCACTCCGAAATATTTCAAGCCAATTGCCAGCATGAAGGACGCCGGGAAGACCATCCAAAACACGAATTTCCACAAAAGGTGGACCCGTAACGGGATCACGGCCAAAATCCAAACCCCGGTGATCAGAAGCGTCGTCGCTACAATGTCAGCTAAGAACTGGAGCATCTCGTAATTTGCCCTGTAAACGGATCAAAAAAGAAAACTCCCTCTGGGAGTGTCCATTTTACCCTAAGGCCATCTCTGATCCCGCCCAGACGCTGTCTAATTAGATCATCCAACCACATCCGACCACCAGTGTTAATGGGTTGGATTGGCACCGTCTTTCCCTTATTGCGCTCCTCGGCTTCCACGCGCTTCTTCAAGATGGTGAACCCCTCCAATAGCATCTGCTTGTAGGTACAATTGGGGGTAGCATTAACCTGGTAATTCTTACCTTCAGATTGGATGATGGCTTTGACCTCCGGATTCTTCTCAACGTATCCTGGGAGGAATTCCTGGATAGCAGACCGGAGATCATGAAGAGAATCTACTACGACCGCTTTGTCTTTGTTTAATTTCATAACTTCTTTATATACCCGCAGTTAACATTGGAACAGGCCAGCATGTCACCCTTACCAATTTTAGATACTCTCTTGAGCACTGATCTACAGAGCGTGCACCTAGCCTCCTGGACTATAGTTGCAGTGACTGGGGCAGGCGCTCGCCTCAGTACAAGGGGCCGAGGCCGAGGCTGCACCAATGGTTGCCGCGCAGGCTGGGCTGGCTGGGGCTGAGCCTGCTGGACTGGTTGGGTCGAGACAACCTTAGTCTGGACAAATGGGCGAGCCATAGTGCGGCCAACCCTTGGATTCCGCACCGTATTACCACTACCGCAGCCACATCCCATAGTATCTCCTATTGCGAAATAACTGGACCCTCAGTAGTATACTCCCACTTATACCCCTTATAAGGTTTGCCGGACCTTAGGGCGGCCATAAGACATGACTGATTGTTGCCATCTTTAATGGCGTCGGAAATACTCTGATATTCCTTACGATCCACCCCAATGGCCGCAATTGGCCTGCGTAGAATTCCATGCACTGGTCTTGGAGTAATTTTTGGCTCAAGTGCTTGTTTCAACAGATCTGGATTGTTGTAGTTCTCTTTGTATATCCACCTAAATCCGACCGCTGATTTAGTTCTACCTATTGCACAATTATATATTGTGCGGCTTGTTACTTTGTGCTCCCTCATGGCGTCTTCTACCGATTTGTATTCGCACAAAATTTGCCCGCCGCCATCCATTTTTATTATCGGTTTGCTGCTAATTAAAGTTGCAATTTCTTTAGTACGTCTAATATACTCAGCACTATGCCTGTTTATACCATTGGCATCTAAAATCCGCTGAATGGTCGCTCTATCACATTTCCACTTTTCACTAATTGGACCAACTTGCATACCAGATTTAAAATCATTCATGATTTTAACTTCATCATCTTGATTAAATTTAAAGTAATCTGGCCTTACAACTTCTACTGGCCTAACTTTTTCATATTCTTCAAAGAGTTTAGCTAATTGAAGTTGATAATCAATCTCGTCTTGCGGCCCGTCCCTTACTTCAACCCTGTTGGTAATAAACCATTTATGCTGATCTGGCCTATCTCGCTCAAGTTTGCCCTCAAGAACCCAGGGCGATGTGTGGGCCGAAGTCATTCTAAAATCATGACATCCGGCGCATATAGTAATACCACAATCCACTTCAAACGCAGTCTTTATCCATTTTTTGGATATTAGGTGATGCGCATTTAAATATTTTTCAGCCCCACACATAAAACATTTATAGCCATCTCTAATTCTGACTAGTTCAGACCATATCTCTAAGCAATATTTTCTTAAGGACTTCCTGCTAGCTTTTCGGCCCAAATATTGTTTAATTTTAACAACATGCCGCCGCCTAGATATAAGCTTGCTGTTCGATTCATGCGCAAATACCATATATCCTCCCACCTATCTTTGATTTAACACATGGGATTGCTGTGGAATATTAATTGGCTATCTTAGGTTCTTAAAACCCATCAGTGATGACCACTCGGCCATCAACCCAAGAACCCGATGCTTCATAATTAGCTCAAAGACTGCCGCCCTATCATACTTGACTGGTTTGGCCATCTCGCTCAAGACATACAGGTAATTGCTCACCACATATGGGTTGAATGATAGGTCGATAAGAGCTAAGTTACGCTTGAGTTTAGCCGGGTCCACAGTCTTAAGAAACTCAGCCAAGAGGGCAGGGTTGGCCGCTAGCTCAGCACTCTTAACTGGTCCTATTCCCCGATATCCTTCCACGTTGTCCGCCTCATCTCCACTCAGCGATTTAGCTAGCGCCTTGTCGCACTGAGGCTCTTCTGCAAGCTTGCCTTCCTTGGGCAAGTAAATCTGCACGTGCGGCATCGACCATTGCAGTTGCAAAAAATCAGAGTCACTCGACACCACAATAACGCTGCGGTTCTGGCTGAGATCGGCACAGGGCGGGTGCCCCATAGCCTTACAGGCGGAGTAAATCAGGTCATCGCACTCTTGGTTCTGTCTATAGTATTGCCGCACTCCCATATTTGGTAGGATTTCCATAGCGGCATTGATCAACGTGAAGAGCGCATCTTGGACGTCTGGGGTGTAGTGGACCATCTTGTCGCGTTGGTCCTTGTACTCGTTGAGTACTTTCTTCCGCCAGATTTCACTCTTAGGGCAATCCCAGAAGACGTGAACCGCCTCGGGCTTGAATTTTTCAATCCAAACATGAGTGAAGCTTAACCACACCGTAAAGGGATGGCGTTTGGCATATTTGGGGCTGCGAGATGCAAACAGCGCCCGATAAGCCGTGTTTTTACCGTCGACTAGTAGTATGTTGGCCATATAGAAAGAGAGGAGGCGCAGGGTTGACTGCGCCTCCTCCCGAAAAGACCGTGGGATTACTTGCCATCATCGAGTTCGTCGAGCAGGCTCTGCAGTTCGGCGTCTTCGACATCGGCCTTGGGCTTCTCACCCTTGGCATCGGCTGCCGGAGGGGTAATCGGATCTTCCGCCGGGGCTTCGGCTTCCGGGGTTGCCGGCGGAGTCGGATCTTCGGCTTCCGTGACAACCGGAGCTGGGGTCGTGACCTTCGGTGGGGTCGCCGTGGCCTTCGGACGACCAGCCGTTTGCTTCGGGGGCGTGGCGGCGGGTTTGGGGGCTGCTGGAGCAGCCGCGTCTTCATCAAACCCGGCTCCCGGATCGGTCGCCTCTGCCGGCTCGCCGCTCATCAGTTGCTTAACCAGGGTTGCCATGGCGGCCTGGTCACGCGGCGGGAACTTGGTGTAGAGGTCGAACCGCGAGTCCAGAATCTGCTGGATTCTGTCCGCCAACGGCTTGCCGCCGCTGGAGGCAAGGGGTTTCTTGACATTGGCCAGGAACTTGGAGGTGGTGTACTCGTTGTACTTGTTCTTTTTCTTGGCTACCAGCTGGAACAGGTACGCATCTTCCTCGTCGTAGAACACCCCGAAGGCCTGGGGGTCTGCCGGATCGCCCGCATTCTGGGCCATCAAGCAGCCTTCCCAAACATCATAGACCTGCTTGGGGGCGTTCATCCACATGACCTTGCCGGCCACGTCGTCCGGATTGGTCCCATCCTTGGGGAAGTAGATGTTGACGGCATAGTTGGTGCGGGGGAGCCACTGCTTGGCGATTTCCTTCCGCCGTTCCTTGTCGTCCGTCTCTCCCATCAGGTCGAAACCGTTCTGGCAGGCGGCGCAGTCCATTTCGTCGTGGACGCGGGGGCAACCGTGGGGACGGTTGTTGAACCAGTGGCTACCATTCTGGACGTAGAAGAGATCCATCGTCCGGGTGGCAACCCCATCGGCGCACTTCTCCCCCTTCTTCAGCGGGGGCAGCACGAAGAACCGATACTTGCCCGGCTCGCCATCCTTGGCGGTGGGGCAGCGGAATTCGTTGGGATCCTTGAACCGGCTGCCCTTCTTCTCTTGGAGCTTCTTCCGCACCGCCTCAACGTCATACTTACCTGGGGTACCCATAACTGTCTCCTTTTTCGCCTCTTGCTCTTTGCTACATTGCAAATTGCTATTGGCTCTGTGACATCTCTGCTTTAGCGAAACCCGCCAACGACCTGATGTTGTCGGACTTCATTCTGATTGCTTCTACCATGAAATACGCCTTGCCAGTGTGCTTATTAAGCAGGATGGCCTTGGCCTCCAGCTCATTCAGCTCGCGGTCGGCTTCGATGATAGTCTGGACCTGTTTATCAGTCAATTTCACGGAAGCAGCGACAGCTTGTTTAATGGCCTGGTCCGCCAAAACGCCGCGCCGCGTCTTGACTTTGCGCTCGAGCAGCGCGACCCGCATTTTCAGCTCACTATAAATAGCACCCCAATAGGCAAATTCGGAGGGAGTATCGGCGAGCTGATCCTGGATAATGGTATAATCGACATCGAGGTCGGCACGCATGTCAACCTCGATGCGCTGTGCTTGTGAAGTTAAAGTGGCAGGCTTAATCTCGATAGTGAATTTGAAGAGGGAGCTGTTCGAGACTTCTTCCGGAACGTATTCGTCAAACCACTTCGGTTGCTGCCTTTTCCGTGACATGCTGGAAACCCCATGCCTTTCTGTCTATGTCCTGTGACGCTGTGCTACTGTGGCTCACTGTCTGTGTCTTCAATGTCGCTACGCTGTGTGCTACGCTTGTCTTTGTGCTGATTTTACTCTGTGCTTTTTGCTCTATTTTCTCAAGTGCCTGTTGCTTCCGTTGCCATTCTTTCTTAAGTGCTCTCTTCTTCTTTCTCTTTTGCTCTTTCTGAAATTTTTTCTCGCTGCTTGACATCTGCTACGCTATTAAACCGGCAGTGTTCTTTCCAATCCTTAAAGCCCCGCCCAATGCTGACGACCAGCGGGAACTGAGGGTTATCGTCTAAAATACCTCGGAAAGGCTGTACCATTATATTGGCGATGTTGAGTATTTTCGCCCGGACTTCCGATTTTTGCGCAGTAACTATCAACGAGTCGTGGCTCTCCATCAGAATACTATCGGGGTATAAATCCCATACCCTGCGTAGACACACCTGCATCCCATGAGCAACCGAGCCCTGAATCGTAGCGTTAAAGACCGACTTAATATCCCTATCCCCGCCGACCTTAAATCTCCTACCCATAACACTACTCAAGCAGCCAGTCGCCTGGACCTTCTCACGGCACTCCTTCCGCCACTTGCCAAAACCACTATAGAACTTCAACGCAATATTGTCGTCCTCGTCCAATTTATAGATCGAACTAAGAAGAGCTCTCTTGCCCTCATCCCTATTCCATTTATATATGGTCTGATTAAAACGATCAACCATATACTGATATGGATCACTCTCCACGAACGACGCCTGCAGCTTGGGGTCCTTGCTCATCAGTGTCGCCGCCCGCATATCCGCAGCCACCCAATCGAAATGCAGATAATAGGGATCATTATTAACATTGGCTAAATATCCCTTCCCCATACCCTGGATCGGCACCCCAGTGGTCCTACTACGTCCAGAATATACCCACCCCCAGGTGGGAAACACAACCTCGCTTCCGCCGCACCTCACGCCCCTCTTCTGAAGATGGGCATAGACCACCGCTGCTTTGGCACGAACAGACTGCCACAATTGCGGCTCAACCCGCATCATTTTAGCCATCACCGTGCTAATAGTCTTACGACACGCCGCCAAATCATGCCCTGGGTGTAGCGGCGTCAGATCAAGATCGTAAACCGATTGCGGATGATCCTGTAGATCGAACCCCAAAATATGCTGTTTGTAGTCATTCAGAACTACCGCCGGATTTGAGGCAATGATCGTCTTGACCTCAAGTAGCGATTGCTCAATCTCATACAACGTTAGCCCCGTGCCCCTCAAATAGAGCGGATAAAACTTGGCTGACTTAAAGGTTGTGTTGATGACGCCAGTCAGAAGAGGGCGACTATCTCGACGTGAATCGAACAGCGTGTAGACGTAGAGCATACGCCTGTAATACACCGCTATAGTTTGATTGTCTTGGGGTGGGAATCATGGCCGCGAGCCTGTTGGAGTTTCAGAACCACATCCCGCGATTCACCCTCTTTGCGGTGCTCTGCATAGGGATCGTTGCCAGTCACCATGCGATGCATATCCATATCGCGGCGGACCCCCGTCTTATCGGCGAACCCATACCCCTTGATGTAGGATGACTGCATCCCCAGCACAGGTAGGATATGCGTTGACCCACAGACGGGGCACGCCTCCCCCTCGAAGGCATGCCTGTCTCGGATTTCATTGAAAACCGCTGTGGAAAGATTATAGGGAGACTGCCCCGCCTCCTTCTCCACGCAGTCAAAACACCACTTAGCCTTCATAGATCTCATGTTCCGTGTCGTGGCTGAGCTTCACCAGAACATCGGCGATCTTGACAATCACCACGGACCGGCCCGCATACCCGCCCGATTCTGGCGTCAAATCAGCCAATACCTTCCGCTGGAAAATGACACGATCCCCCAGGACAAGAGCATCCTGCGCCCAGCCGGTAGGATAGCTGCCAATCCCCACCACGATCCCCTCGTTGCCGATGTGCTGCAGCTTGTCATTGTCGATAGACAAACCATCCGGCACCTTGATGTCACGCATAATCGCAACATAATCGTTCAGAACGTTGATCTTCTTGAGTCTCTTCGAGTCGGACGCGGTTGTTTCGCTCATTGTACTTCCTCTATAGCCATCGTGTTATAATTGATGCGAATCTGGATCGTGATGAAACGCGATCCAGTGCGGTTCTTGGCTATGTACA